CCAAAGCCACCAGACCCATCTGCCGCTATAGCTGCTCCAAACCCAGAGGTGCTTATTGTACCAGACGTTGTTCCAAAAAAAACATTACCACTACCATCAATCCTCATGCGTTCTGCTGTTGTACCATCTATGGCTGTTTGAAATCTTATACTACCATTTTCTGAACCGTTAGAAACATCATCTGCTACTACTTTTATTTGTGCAGGAACAAAGACATTACCCCCATCATCATCAGCATAAAACTGTATTGCCGCTATTTCATCATTGTCAGCAGGAGATGCACTATCTTTTTGAAATCGTAAGAAGGGTGGATTTGCATCTGCATTTGTATCTAATAAAACCAAGCCCGGTCTACTTGCTGTTGAGCTAGTTAAAGTAAGTGTTTGGTCAGACATTTTTGCAAAGTCTGCTCCTGCAATCTTAAAATCTATCTGGTCATCGGTGTCTGCTGTTATTGATGTGTCAGCATCGGCATCTAATATAAGCTCTTGACCATTTAAATCTAAAGCACCTGACATCGTTGCACCTGTAGTCAGGGCATACCGTGAATCACTATCTGTTCTACTGTAAAAGTTACCAACAGAGAACACATCATACACGATTATCTCTATGACATCACTTACAGATGCACCTGTAGTTAATACAACAGATGTGCCTGATGTAGCTGTGTAGTCTGTGCCACCACCTTTTAAGAGGACTCCGTTCTGAAACACATCAACAAAATTATTATCTGTATAGGTCAATGTGAGATTGCCTAAGTCAGTGCCAGTGAACGTAGTCTGTCCTGCAGTCGCTGTGTACTGATAGCGTTGTCTAACACCTGCTGATGGGCTTTTTCCTATATACGGCATTTAGTTATCCTATTTTTGATGCGTCATCTCTTGCTTTACGATTCTTGTAGTCACTTCGTGCAAGAACTAATTTTACAAAGTCAGCTTGGTTGCTTGGGATTGAGTCAGTAAAAGAACTGTCGTTCATCAACTTAGTTGTCCACTCAGATTGCATTCTTTTCCAAGCGTTGTTTATTTTTCCTGTCATTGCGTCTTGCACCCATGTGTTTATATCAAGCAAGTCATTGTTTAATATAGACTGTTGAGTGTCATCGACTTCAATTGTTAGTGTAAGTTTTGCCATTGTTACCTCCTTTAAGATATGTTATTTCGCATTGGCATATTAGGCTACTAGAAATATTGATAAATAAGTCTCAGCATAGATATCTGTTGTATTAGTAGAGCCTTGAACAAGAACTTTTACAATAGCTGTGTCACTAGCATCCATGTCTGCTAAAACAGTAAAAGGGAACGTATCATAAACTGGAGAAGAGTCATATTTATCTGGGTCTACTGTTGTATTATAAGTTCTATTTGATGTTTGAATGGCATATTGATAATAATCAGCACCTGTTGGCTGTCCACCTATCGTAGCTTGTACACCTATAAAATACCTTCCAGTAACAGGAGCAGTAAAAGTGTAAGTAGAATTATTAAAATCTGCATTTTGGTCAAATACTTCTGTAGCAAATGGAATAGTATATAAACTACCTGCTGAAATGTTGGATTGTAAACTAGAAACTTTTGCTTGCACAGCAGGTTGATTTTCCATTGTAATAATCTTGTTACTATCTACCTTTATAGCTTGAGAGTTACCAATGTTAATAAAGAGACTTTGACCACTTGATGAATTTATTTGTGTCCCACCTGATGCAGTTTGCAGTATTGCGTAATTAAGATTACTACCTGTGCTTAAATCTCTATGTTGAAAAGACGCATGGTCACTGGCTTGGATAGTATTACCAATTCTCCCCCTACCTATTACTATATTAGAGTCTTCATCATCAAATACAGAAAAAGAGGAAGACAGTTGACTGCCTACAATGCTACCTGCAGGTGCTGTTACTGTTTGTTGTGCAGAACCCAAGAACACCACATAACATGAGTCTGTACTTGCTACTGCTTCAGAGAATGTAATTGTTGTGCCAGACGCTGTGTAAGACTTACCAGAGCCTTCTTCCTGTTTTACGTTGTTGATATACACAAGAAGCTCTTTGCCGTTTGCTACGGCTCTATCAAGCGTATAGCCTGTGCTACCGTCACCTGTTATGGTTTGTGTGGCAAACGCTTGAAACTGCGTTGCTAAATCATTTCCAATGTAAGGCATTGTTACTCCTATGTACTGATTGCGTCAACAACAGATACCCAAACATCTGCAGAACTTGCTGTGTCACTCTTAACCTTGAGTGCGTCACCACTTTGCATCACTATCTTTGCACCACCATCTAAGACTTGCAAAGAAGAGCCAACAGGAATGGGAGCATCTTTAACAAGATGTATATCATTTGAGCCATCGTTTATGTACACTTCAACATTTATCTGTGAAGTTGCTACATTAGCTACCATGATTCCCACTATTGCATCGTCTGAGTTTGCTGTACGTAGTGTTGCTGCACTTGTTCCTACAGCGTTTGATGTGTTTCTTTCAAAATCTTGTGCCATTTATCTTTCTCCAATCATAAGGCTATTGCCATAGCTGTGGCAAAGCCCTTAGTTGCTTTTGCATCTAGCTGTGTCTGTATTGCTGATGTTACACCGTTTACATAACCTATCTCTGTTGAGGTAGTTGTTGCTGCTGATACATCACCACTACCGTCAGATACTAATGCTCTTGATGCTGTTAAGTTTTCCATCTTGCTAAACTCTAGTGCTGCAGAAGCATTTACATCAGCATTTACTATAACACCACTGCCTATTGCAGCCGTTCCACTAGAGATGGTTATGTCACCACTTATACCACTTTCAATGTACGTTGCCACTCTTGACATGGCAGACTTTCTGTTTGTGCCACCTGCACCGTTGTCAACAACTATTAGGTCAGCATCTACTAATGCTTCACCTATATCTGTACCACCGTCTATCTCTAATGCACTCAGAGCTACTTTACCTGCTGTGCTTATAGTGGCAAGTTTAGTATCTGCTATAGCTGCACTAGACTTGATGTCTGCGTTTACAATATTTGTAATAGTGTTGTTGTCAGAATCTATTGACTTGTTTGTTAGTGTAGCAGTAGACGCTGTTGATACTAAGTCAACGTCACCACCTGTGCTTGGCAGTGTTAGTGTGTTAGATGCACTCTCTGAGTGTGGTGCAGCCTGTAGTGCTTGTGCGTGAGCATTGCCTGACTCACAGTAAAACTTTATCTGTGACCTTGAACCTGAGTTCTTTAGGTCAATCAATCCTGACTCAACACCTACGTTACCATCAAGTAAAACCTGACCACTTCCCTTTGGTGTCAGCTTCAAGCTAATATTTGTATCACCACCTGTTGCAGATATTTCAGGTGCGTTACCTGTTGCAGCATTTGTTACATCAATCTGATTGACAGCAGATGCTGTGGTCTGAAAGATTATCTGCTCATTACCATTCTCGTCTGCAATAAAGTGAGCATCATCTATGAGTATGTTGTGACTGTTGGTGTCAAGGTTGCCACCTAACTGTGGAGATGTATCTGCCACAACATCTGTGATACCACCAAGAGCAGAAGATATAGATGCAAGTGTTGTCTTTCTTAATGCACTAGCAGACGCATCATGTATAAGTATAACGTCATTAGATGTATCAAGAGATGTTTCAGCAGTTTGTCCTGTTATAACATTTGCATTTAGCATAGCAGTTTCAACAGCGTTGTTAGCAATTGTTACTGCACCATTTGCTGCTATGGTTACGTCACCTGATACAGCTACAGGGTTGAAGTTAGTTCCGTCAGCAACCATAATGTGACCACTGGTGTTCGTACCCATAGTGAGATCATCACCACTTATTGTCAAGTCACCTGCTATGGTTACAGCACCATCTGCTAGTGTAATTAAGTCTGTGTCATCTGTGTGACCAATGGTTGTTCCATTTATTACAACGTCATCAATGTCTAGTGAGCCACCTGTAATAAGCCCTGTGGTTGTTATTGTAGATGAGCCTGTGTCTATTGTGCCAAAGCCAGAAGTAATGCTACCACTATTTAATGCACCAACAGTTGTGGCTGCAGTGGTTACAAGGTTTGGCATTGCTGTTATTTCATCGTCAAAGTATGCAGCAAGGTCAGTTACAGCAACCTGCTTCATTGTTCCTGCATCGTTAAACACAACTCTGTCTGCATCTGCAACTGTTGTAGAAGTAGCAGAAGTATCGCCATCCATTATGTTAAGCTCAGTGGCAGTAGCTGTAACACCGTCCAAGATATTAAGCTCTGCAGCTGTAGCAGATATTGCTGTACCGTTGAAGTCAATAGCGTCTAAGTAGGCAACACCATCTATGTATATATCTTTCCACTGCTTACTTGAAGAGCCAAGATCATGTGTGTCATCATCGTCAGGTATAATGTCAGAGTCTACTTCACCACCAAACACGATATTGTCTGTGTTGGCATCTCCTAGTGTAAGTGTACCACCGTTGAATGTAGTTGTTCCTGTAACAGTAAGGTTGCCACCTATACCTAAGTTACCTGAAATGTCAGCGTTACCATTGATGTCTATGGTCGTTGCGGCTATCTGTACTTCTGTGTCAGCTACAATGTCTAGCTGTCCGTCTGTGCTAGAGTTAAGATATATAGCTGTGTCACGGAACTGTAGCTTCTCTGTAGACGCTACAAGTATGTCATCAGAGAACTCAAAGTAATCTTCATCTTCCATCCACTTGAGTACACCATCATTTGACTCACCATCAAAGGTTACAGTAATGTCTGTACCTGCAGTGCCATCCCCAAAGGTTAGAGATGTGCCAAGTAGTTTTGTGATAGGACCACCTTCGGCTGTAGTGCCGTCATGTGTGTGTCCTGTTGAGGCTGCAAAGGCGGCTAATAACTGATTAAACTCATCATTAGTATGGGCAGCCGTTATAACATCACCGTCACTATACGTAGACTGTCTTGTGTATGTTGCTCCCATTTATCTTCTAGCTCCTGTTTGATATTCCATTTGAAATCCCCTAAGTGCGTAAGGGGCTGTTGTTCCGTTGTCATCTACTCGTAAGGCTACTGTAAATCCTGATCCTTCTACTGACTGCCTTAACAAAGGCTCTGACTGTCCACCATATGTTGCTGTTCCGTAAACTCCTGTGCCGTATACAGCCACAATGTCACTAGCTGTAAGAGAGTAGGCTGCAGGTCTTGGTGCGTTTGGGTCTTCATAGTCGTACCTAAGAAACATATCAGCACTAATAGAAGACTCTGGTTTGTAGCTTACGAGAACACGGTGCATATGCTTTCGTATACCCGGATCTCCAAAACTTAGGTCAGGACTTCTGTACTTACCCCCTACGGCTGTGCCATCAAAGTCATTACCTGATTCTTGTCTGTACACATATCCACCATCACCACCGTGTATAACTATTGTTTCTGTTGCTGTAGTCACAGTGTCTGTTGATGTAGGTCGTATCCCTTTTATGTTAGCAAACTCAAAAGACTGTCCTCTTAGTGAGGTGAGCACCCCCTCTGTTGTAGCTTGTAAAACACCTGACTTTGTGAAGAACACTCTGTACTGTGTTTTGTTTGGTATCACTAAAGATCTAAACCCACTAGCATTTGCTATATTAGTGTTAAACACAGACTGCACAGGAGTGCTTATAGTACCAAGTTCAACGTCACCAATTCTTGCTGTACCTGCAACGGTTCTTAGTCCGTCTGGTGCAAGAAATATTAAATCACCTGCAAATTCCTGTATTGTCTGTCCGTTTACACATCCTATGTTTCTAGTAACAGGCACTACAGCAAAGTTACTTGACGATGTTCCTGACAGTTTGAATATTCTGTCTTGGCAAAACACAAACAAATCCTCACGGAAAACTTTCAGACCTGTTATAGTGTCGTCTACTTTGAAGCTACCTGCACCACTGCCTGTTGCAAAGTTATCTTCATCAAACGGTACGCTAAATACAACCTCTTGTTTGTTATTAGCCATACCTGCGTAAAACATATGGTCTTTAAATACGGCTACAAATTTTGCCCCTGTTACAGCAGTGCTGACTTCTCCACCACCTGCTGATGTAACATCTGTAGCTGCAAACGATGTATTAAATACTGTAGGTGCGTTATTTCCGTCTGCAACTATAAGCTTGTCATTACCATCAAAGTTAAATCTTTCAAAAGTATACACACCTGCACTTGTTCTACCTGTATCTCTCTCTGTCCAAGAACCACTTCCTGCTGTGGCTGTGTGTATCTTTGTACCCCTTGCTGCAACTATTGTACCATTAAATATACAAGAAAGCAAGACTTCTTCTGTAGATGCACTCGTTATTGGTACTATATTAGTATTATACTTAGCAAAACCGTTTATTCTTCTGTATCCACCATTAATGTCAGGCTCAAAGTTTACAAGTTCTATTGCCTCACCGGGTTGCATAGCAAAGGTAGATTTATTTAGAACTAAACCTCCCTGTAGTGGAAATACGGCAGGGCTTGTCTGCGATAGATCAGGCATATTAGTTTAATGCTCCTGAGCTAAAGTATCCTGTAGGTTGTTGTATCATTGTTGAACGCACATACTCATACTTATTTACTAATAAACTTTGCATATTTTTTATGCCTTGTTCAAATCTTTCAAAGTTAAGCTGATACTGTGTTGTTTCTCCTCTGTACTGATAGACGTAAGCAGTAGCTCCATCTATTATTACAGGATCAAATCGTGCAGGTATCGTTGTTGTGCTGTCTTGTGCAGAGAGATCTGTCGGAAAAGCAAAGTAGTCATACTTTAATGTGTAGGCTCTGTTAGGAAAAGGGAACAAAAGAAAGTTGTTATCTAATGTTCTAACTATAAATCTAGGTACAGAACCCTTATCAAACTGTGCTACCTGAGTGGCATTATCATGTGTAGCAGCCGTTGTACTGTTAGCACCTCTTGTGCATCCTGTTAGCGTGTTAGTGCTAATACCTGTATATGTTATTTCTTCGTTTTCTATAAAAATAGTTCCAGTGCTACTAAAGCCTGTGGAACTTGTAATGTCTATCTCTGTTTCAGTAGCATCTAATGCTTCTGCTAGTGTTGTTGTTACTATCTCGTCTTCTTGTGTTACGTTTTCTCTGTTTATATAATCATTGTACTGCAGTATAGTTAAGTTTGCACCTGATGAACCTATCGTACTATCCTTAACTATTCTAGCTGTATTGTAATCTACATGCTTTGCATCATCAGGTATACTGTATCTAACCGTTCCCGGAGATAATGTTTGTGACTTAGTAGTATGATTAAATGGATATTGAAACTCTCTTTGATTTATATATCGTATTGATTCATTGACAGCGTTTTGTGCTTGTATCTGTATACCTCTCGCGCTAGAGAAGTTTGAAGAGGTGAGTTGCACTTCGTTTAATCTTGCTAATACACTATTTGTTAATGATAAAAAAGTTGCCATTCACCCTTGTCCCAATAATGTAAGGGGCAAGTTGCCCTGCCCCAAACAATAAGTAGTTTAAGCTAAGAAGTCTCTATCGACTTCGGTTGCCTTGTCTACTGCACCGTGGTCATTACAGTTAATGACTGTTGCGTAGACTCGTAACCTACCTGTAGCTGCTGCAGCCCCTGCAATCGTACAATCAATCGTATCAGCAGTGCCGATGAATTGAGTGTAAGTTGAGGCGGCTGAACCTACTACTGTGTTGGTTTGTCCGTTAGAACCTGCAGCACAGAACCCTGTTGATGTGATGTCAGCACCATCAATGATGTCGTCACCTCCACCAAAGTCCATGTCCAAAGTACAGCTTGAAGTAAAAGCTGCCATAACTTCAGCACCTGCGTTCAACACTAACGTACCTGCAGGAATCTCAAGCATTTGAAAGACATCTCCGTTAGCAATAGTGTTACCTGCTGCTATAAGAGCGTCAATATCCAAATACTCTTGGATTGTTCGCACATGATGCGTTCCTGCGTTTGAAGGTAGTTGTGCAATAGAGTCAGCACCAACACCAGTGGTTGATTTTGCTGTTAAGTCAAAAGTTGCCATATTAGTACCCTCCCTTACGCTGCGTTATATTTAGCAGTCACGATAGCTTCTGGTCGAAGTATCTTTCTGCCATATAAGTGCATACCACGAACAATGTCAGCAAAGCTGTCAGGGTCACGATATGTTTCAGTTTTGCTAAGTTGTTCAGCAGTCGCAACAGCAGAACCATGACCTGCAACAAGAACACCAAAGTTTGAGTTTTGGTTAGCTGTTCCAGTTGTGGCAGGACCTGTACCAACAGAAGGCAGGTTGCTAGACACGTAAAGTCTAAAGCCTGACAAGTTTGTTAGTGCAAGACCGTTTTTAAGTTCGGCTGCGTTGAAGTCAGCGTTAACTAGCTTGGAGTTTTCGTCACCTAATAGCTCCATGAATACAGGGTCAACAACTAACCATCTATCCTGAGAATCAACTTGCTGTTGGTTTAACAGTCTGCTCATTCTGTTGATAAGCACCATTGGTGTAATACCTGCTGTAGAAACTGCAGTTGCACCCGGAGCTTGTGTTTGGATAGGGATAGAGTGATCCCCTGCTGAAGAAGTAGTAATGCTACCAAAGGAGCTTTTGATTAACTTCATTGAAGAAAGAAGTTCGTCAGATCCTGCAGTGCTTACTGCTTTTGTGCCGTTAACTTGGTCGTTTACTGCACCTGCATTTGAACTTAACGCAGACTGTTTGTAACCTGCCATGTAACCAAGAACTTCTTGGTCGTAGTTGTCAGCAAGTCTGTAAGCAGCCCTGTCAGTTGCAAGTTGCATAAAATTCACATGACTGTGAGCTTCCTCGATGTCGTCCATTTTAAAAGCGTAGTAGTTAGCTTTGTCAACGACAAGTTGGAAGTCTTCGTCATCCAAATCTTGTGCAGTTACATGTGTACCTCGTGCGTACTGTTTGACTGAAATTTCAGGCTCTTTAATAATTCGAACTGTATCACCTTGGTTAGAAATTTCACCAAAGTAGTCAGAATTAGTAATGTCACCCACAACAGTCGATTTACGAAACGCAAGCTGTACTTGTTTCGAATAGATTATTGGCGAAAAATTACCATTAGGTAAATTGCCATAACCTGACGTTGTTTGAAATGCCATAATAAATCCTCCTATAAAAGTTGTTATGACGTTAATATAACAAACTTACGATTATAGAGGCTACGCTTTTTTAGAGTTGCAATAATGTTTGATTACATGATTTCAAACAGATTGGGTCTATACTTGTCGTAGGTAGTCAGACAATCTATTGTTTGTACGTGTTAGTTATATTTAAAAACAATGCCTTGTCAACACTTTTTTAGCGTGCAGCACCAGATAAATCATATACAAACTTACCTGTTCGCATTGCTTCCATTATCGCCTCTTGGTTTTTAGCGTATTCCCCATCAGACATTTTATCTACTTGAGATTCCCTCATGTAGTTATTAGACTCGTCTGAGGTAGGTGAGGCTTTAGATTTGGTGTTAACAGCAGTTGCAGCAGATTTGTTGTTGCTTCTTTTTGTTGAAACACCTGTGTCAACTTTGTAAAGATCTATAACTCTTGCTACAGACTTTGCATCGTCAACATTTTCGTATAGAGCATCCTGAACCCACTTAGGTTGTTGGTCTGCCCACTCGTGAAATTTATCATCTTCACGAATTTCTGTAAAGTCAGGGTGAAGCTTTATTAGCTCTGCCTCTGCCTTTTCTTTTGTTGCTTGAACTCGCATATCCTCAATGTCTTGCATACGTTTGTCTAAATCACTAGAGCGTTCTCTAGCTTTCTTGTCTGCTATAGTTTCAACTATACCTGCAACATCAGGGTATTTTTTAGTCCATTCAGCTATCTCTTCTTCAGTTTTTGGAAGAACTAACTCATTTTTAGTAGCTTTTGATAATTGAACTTCGAGAGCTTTAATTCTCTCATCATTCTGTTTATCTTTGTCTGCCATGTGTCTACGCAGATCACCGTATCTCTTCTTAAAAGATAACTCCTCTTTAGAAAGATCTTTACCCTCTGCTTCAACTTCCTCTCCCTCTTTAGGAGTAGATGCTTCTTTGACCTCCTGAGTAGGCTCTGTACCTTCCTCTCTGGCTTTAAGTAGCTCTTGTAGCTCTTGCTCTTCCTTTTCGATGCGTTCTTTGTTTTTACTCCTGCGAGGACTAACAAATCCTGCAACTTTTACTTGTTCTACGTTTTCTAACTCTGGCATAATATTTACTCCTTTTGTTGGGGCTGACTTTCATCAGGTAGCCATTTTACCGCCAAGACCTTTCTTAGCGTTACGCTTTTTTGGTTTAGTTTTTTTCGGCTTTGAGGCTAAACCACCCTCTTTAAATCCATAAGTAGGAGATAATTCTCCTGAAGCTGTAAAACCTGTAAATGCTTCGTGGTATGCTCTATCTGCAGCAAATGCGTCACCTGTTTGCATAAACACGTTTTGACTCGCCTCCCTTGCTTTATCCATACTTACTCCGGGAACTTTTCTCTCTTGTTTCTTGGGGGTTTCTTTTTTAGTTTCCTCTTTCTTTTCTTCTTTCTTTTCTTCTTTTGCCTTTTTAGTTCTTGTCTTTGGTTTAAATTTTAAAGCATCCTCAACAGCTTTTTGTGCTGCACTCCTTGTTTCTAAAAACTGCTTTGCATCTGTTACCTTTCTCTGTCCTGTAGTCTGTGGAGCAAATTCCATATCGTCTGCTCTTTTTCTAGCCTCCAAAAAAGATACTGCATCTGTTACCTTACGAGTATCTCCTATTGGAGGAAAGTCTGGTGTTAATTGTGGTACAAGCTTTGACACTGGTGATTTGTAATTTCTTGCTAACATGAGTTGTGTCTGAGCATCTGAATTAGTAGCGTCAGGTCCTATTCCTGCTTGTTTAGGAAAGTCAGACATAACACCTATATTTGTTGCTCTTTGATCCATGTCTTTAAATTTTTCAGCAGAGTAGTCTATATTTTCTCCTCCAACACCTACTGCAGGTATATTACCAACGGCAGGTGGTAGATCCATTTCTTCTACTTCAAGAGGTCTAATGTCTGGTGGTGTAAAACCTCTGCTATAAAGTTGCGATACATCTTTAGGTTGTGGTTGTATTATGTTTTGAAAACCGCCCTGTGGTTGTATTATGTTTTGAAAACTTTCTGGAGTAGAGGGCGTAGGTAAAGGTGCTGTTATTGATTTGTTTGTTAAATCCACTATTTGTTTTTTGTTTGCTAAAAAAGGAGTATTACCTATGGCACTTACTACATGATTTCTTAGCCCTATATCTGTTTTCTTAGCTCCGGGAGCATCAAATCGTCTAAAGCTTGTTGCATTTATAACTTCAAATATTTGATCTGTTTTTAATCCTTCTTTATAGAGTGCTTTTGCAAAATCCGTAGTGTTTGTAGCTAAAGCTATAGCGTTATCAACATCAATTTTTTGGTCTTTAGTCAAAACTTTATTTATGGACTTATCATCAACAGGTGAATATTGATATATTACATTTCCACTTTTCTGTGCTCGTTGACCATTTATTATATCATTAAATGTCAAATTTTCTTTAGTTAAAGTTCTAGGTGTTTGTGTATTTGTTCCTGATAAGTTTATTCCGGGATTAAAAGTATTTAGAGGCACAGCACCTGATTTTGTTAGACCATACCGTGTAATAACAGATCTAAACACTGTTGCCATACCAACATCGCCCTCTCCTATGGCTTCAGAACGCACAAGCCTCTGTATTCTGTTTTTATCTGCATCATTTAAAGCATTGTAATCTCTTAATCCTACATTGTATGCCTCACTGTCTAAAGAAGAATAATCTAAACCTTCCATTCCTCCTGCATAAGCTGCCCCCAATAATGAAAAATTAGATGTAGCATCACCTAAAGTGCTAAGAGCAGCATACCCTGTGTCCATAATTTTTTGTACCAAAGATTTCTTCTCAGGCTTGTTCTCTAGTGTCTCTGGTGTTTCGTTTTTAAGAACCTCTGCAGCTTTACCTGCAACTGTTGCTATATCATCTTTTGAATCGCCACCTAGTTCTCCTAATTGCTCTTCCCCAAGAAAATCATTTCCTGCTGTGGTCGTAGCTGATGTACCCTCTGCTACCGCAGATGTAGGTACGTTAGGGTCTGCAGATATAGTTCTGTCTTGTTCTAACTCTAAAAAGTCTGGTTGTTGTTGATCTATAACAGTTTGTAGTGACTCAAGTAAAGATTTGTTTAAAGGAGCAGTCGCCACGCTATTGAGTGCGTTTATTTCTTCTTGAGATAAAGCTTCACCTGTTTCTGGATTTTTACCTGTGCGTACTGCCTCTAATGCAAAGTCACGAGCAGCCTTTTCGTTTAACCCCTGAAAGTAGCCAAGTATAGGTATTTTACGAGTAATGGATGTTAATGCACCTCTTCTCTGAGAGTTATACCTCTGCCAATCCTCTGCAGTAAAATCTGCAAAAGATGTTGGAGTTTCTTTCATGTCGTCAAAAGCACTTGGAAGACCAAAAGCAGAGTCTGTAGCACCAGTGGTTCTAGCTCTTTCTGCTTCATCTTCTTGTCTATCTCTATCGTCTGATACACCTCCTGTACCACCTGTACCTGCTACATCAGATGCCATAAACTCTGGTGGTATGTACTGCATTGGTTTACCATTAAAAAATGGCACAGTTATTGTTTTACCTGTGGTGGGATTAGTAAAGTTACGAAGTTGAAAACCTAGTCCCTCTGCACCCATAGAGCCGTATCTTTGATTTGGTGTGAACGGTTGTCCAAAAGCAGTCTCGTATGTTCCTGTATCACCACCGTCAGCAAAACCCATGATACCGCCTCTGTATGCTTCTGTTGTTTCTAATTCTTCTAAACTAAAAGGTAACTCTCCCTGATCTTCATTTACTGGTGCTCCACCTATACGTCCATCCTGTTCCATTCGCATCATACCAAGTTTAGCTTCATCTCTAAGGTCTTCAAACTTTTGTATGCCGTGATATCGAACAACATCTGCAGGAACAACATATTCACCTTCGCTTAACATTGCAGGAACATCATCTCTAACTTCTTCTGCCATACTACCTGACGGAATGTCATTACCGCTTACTGGGTCTTTACTCATACCATCATCTGCAAGTACAGCATCATCTTGCATAAAAGCCATTTCCATTTGTTCCTGCGTTGGTTCAGCCATTTTTCATTACTTCCTTTAGTTGCATCAGTCTACGAACTGAAGAAATAGCTCCTTGCAATCTGTATATGTCAGATGGCTTCTCTGTCTGTTCCATAGTTCTCTGATAATTTACAATAGACCTTTGTAACTCATCTACAAAAGCATCCCATAGTTCTTTATTATTCGTTAACTCTTTAATCTTAGACATTACCTGAAAATCCTTCTTCATCTGGTAGTGGTGCTGTGCCAACACCTATTTGTGATCCCCCACCGCCTGATGTGTCTTGAACATTTGCCCCTGCAGGTGCAGGTGGTACTTGTCCTCCTTCAGGTGGTTGTGGAGCTTGTGGTTGCTGTGGAGCAGGTTGTTGAAACTTCTTAAATATTTCAGCCTGTATCACAGCATCTTGCAGACTATTTGTAACCTTGTTTGGATCAAGATCCATAGCCTTTGCAATCTCTCGTATAATATAATCCATCTTAGCAAACGGTGCAAGTGCAGGGTTAGAAGCAACCTGTAAAAACTGCATAAGTCGTTGACTTCTTACTTCGTTTGCCATTAGACTTTCTGTGCCTTGTGCTCTTACTTCAAGGTCGCCCTTAATGTCTGATTCATAATCAAACTGCATGTTAAAACTAAAGAACGCTTTACCCATTGGGGCTAACAGATAGTCGTCTACATTCTTTACAACATTACGAATAGAACCATTTGCTGCAGACATAAGCATGGATATACCAGAAGCTGTACGTCCTACTCCTTGTATGCCTGTCTGACCGTGGGCAAAGCTTGGAAAGCCTGTACTTTCGTCTGCTAACACTCTGGATTTATCAAATAGTTGCATGTTTTCTGCTGCTACGTTTGGAAACTTTGTGCCAAAAATAGCTTGTCCGGGAGCACCGCCTTGCCTCCTAAAGATTTTTCCGGGATAAACACTCAAGTCTTGTCCGGGGACAAGGTTAGTTTCGTCTACTTCCATTATCAAGTTGCCACTTAATGCAGCGTTGTCGATAGCCATACGCATAAAGCCGTTCATCAACGTCTGTGTATCGTCCATATTTTCTGCTATGCCAACACCAAAAAAGCTGTATGGGTTGTGTTCATAAGGAACAGCGTAGTAAGGTATACGTACTGGCTTAAATGGATTTAACACCATTCTTAGTACGTGACCTTGGCATACCCATATGTTACAGTTTAGCTGTTCTACATCTGCAAGTTCACTAGGAATGTCAACACCATTCTCTTCTAGCTTCTCTGCATCTACATAGCCCCAAAACTCTAATACTTCATAACGCTCTGAGTAGTTTTCTATAGCGTAGTCTTTCATGTCGTCTTCCCAATACTTCTTATCGTACTGAGCACCCATGTCAAGACACATTTCTATAGACTCTTCTCTAAAGTATGGTCTGTTCTTGAGATTACGCATTTGTGTTTTGGACAGTTTATGTCTTTGCACACAGTATTCTGCTTCATCCATATTGTAAGCATCAGGGTCAGGGTAAAAGTTCCATATAGATACGTGATCTGTAGAAGGCACTGTCTTTATAGTTGGGTCGTACTCTCCTTCTTCGTTCCAGTTCGGATACTCTTTATCTAACGCAAAAGGTCCTTTCATAATGCCTGTGCCAAATAATGCCATCTCAAACGCTGTGTTGCGAAGCTGTTTGTTTGCTCCAGACTCTTCTAGTTGGTCATGTATCTTCTTTTCCATCTTCTTTGCTGCAACCATAGCAGGGTGAAAGGTAACAGTTGTTTGTGTCTGTCCATCTCCTTCTATAAGTTTTTCAGAAACATTACCTAGTTTTTCTTCTAAAGGTCCTAGCCTGTTCTGCAAATCAGCGATTGTTTCACCGGGCTTTAACTTTCCATTAGGTCCAAATAAATAAGGCTCTGAGGGTTTATCCTCAAAAGCCTGTTTTAGATCATCCAATCCTTGCTCTGCATTTGGGTCTATATTAATATGCACCGACTCTGCTACTCCGTCTGGTAACTTCGTTGGATTTACCGTAAGGGGGAATGTAGTGTTACCAAATAACACATCTATGATTTGACCATATGCCGCAAGTGTCTTAGTCTTTGTTACCTTTACAAATACTCTTGACTTCTCTGTCTCTGTAAACTGTACGTCAGGTCCATAAAGTCCTCTATAATTTCTATATGCTTTTAGCCACCTTTGCTCATCCTGTTGTCTCACATCCTCTGCTCTCTTAAATCTGTTTTGTACAAATGATACTACATCACTTTCTGATCTAAGAGCAGGATCATTGTCCTGCATTGCTGAGACACCATCTGTGTCAAATGCTACTTCATTGTCTTCTGCCATGTCTAATATCCAAAGTTGGGATCAGCGGCTTGAAATCCTGTTCGCTGATTCGCAGGGTTATAGTCCCAAATGGAACTTCTAGGTCGTGTCATAATTCCGTATCGTAGTGCGTCATACATGTGATCCATTGCGTTTGTGTCTACGTCTTCGGAGTTTTTCTTGTCCAAGGGTAGACTAGGCAGTTGAGATATAAGATTTGTGCAGTTGTTAAATATAACCATACGAGGTTCTTCAGTAAACTCATCAACCTGTAATCTCCTGTGTAATTCGTTTTTTCCTGCAACTCTACTTCCTTTACTTCTATCTGAAGGTCGCCATCTGCACCCTCTTACAATCATTTGTTCTGCTAGGCTAGGTCCTGTGTCCCCACGTTTGTGCCAAAGTGAACTGTCCAGAACTCCGTACTGTATTACTCCATCGTCTGCTTCTAACTGTAATATTCTATCTGCTAAATCTACAGCTAAAACTTTTGATACCTGCAACTCTCTATATACTACGAGTTGTTCAGCAGGTGTTATGGCTAACCATACTACAGCAGAGTAACTTCCATAACCATAGTCACACGCTCTAAACTTTTTCCAACTAGCAGGTATTTTGTAAGGTTCTACAACATGTACCTGCCTGTTAAACTCTGGAAACGCTGCACCTTCTGAAACGTCCCAATCACCCTCTAATAACTGTCTTCTCTGATGTTCAGGTAGAGACAGTAGCATTGCCTCATAGTCTCCTGACTCAGCTAGATAAGGGTTGTCAAACAAATTAGCAGGTATGAAGCGTCTTCTAAAAAGAGGCTGCCCCTCTCTGCTATGCCCTTTTGGAAATGTAATAACATTACCTGATTCTAACTCCGTTGCCCAAAAAGAATTGTTTGGTGGAGAAGGGTCTACAAATGTTTTCTTTACCCATTGATGTCCTATTCCTCCGGGGTTAGTTGTTGCTCTCATATAAAGACCCAACGAACTGTCTGCACTTCTAAGTCGTGAACGCATATAGTCCCAAGCATAAGGTGTTGCCCACTGCGTTAACTCGTCAAATCCTATCCAGTTAAATGCCTGACCTTGGTATCGCATTACGTCTAGGTCACGGTCTAGGTAGGACATCCACAGTCTGCCTCCTTTAGGACTTACCCACTGTGATTTTCGTTCTGACCACTTTATTCCCGGAATTGCTTTTGGATATAACTCCTGAGACTTTTGTATAAGTTCTCTTAACTCTTCCGTTGTGTGTCGTACAAGTAACCCACTAAAGTTTGGGTTGTTAATTCCACGAAGAGGGTCAGCTAACATGGCGAATGATTTACCGCCTCCTGCTGCTCCTCCATATAGCACCTCTCGTTCTGATGAAGCTAAGAAGTCTGTTTGTGGTCCTTCATTTGGCTTAAACAATACTTCAGGTTCTACCTCACTTGGTTCTGGTAAAACTATGGGTGCTTCAAGCTTCTGCGGCTCTTCCTTCGTAGGAACTACCGAGGGACTCTTCTTCGAGTTTCTTAATTTCGTTAAGCGTCTTTTCGAGCCTTTTGGCGAGCTTGCGTTTAACTGTAGTTGTTGTCTTACGTTTTCTGTCAATGTGTATTCTTTTTCTTAGTCCTACGTGAGATATATACCTACCAGTTTCTTTAGAAAGCCAGTTCGCAACCTCTCTGTAACTATACTGCCTTAAATGCTCTTTTGCCTTATCTAGTGCGTTTAACTGTATACTTACAGGAAGCAAAAAATCATTATCCTCTTCGTCTACCTCATAACCAAAAGGAACAGTTCTTGCTATTCTAGGTATTCTTCTCCAACTTTTTATATATGGTTTTGGTAATACCCAAAAACCTAATGCTTCGCTACTCATTTTTTCCTTCTTTAGCAGGTAATACGAATACTCCTCCTGAAGATTCCACATTTATCTTTTCAGTCTTCATAAACCCTGCTCTGTCTAGTAAATCTCTAGCTGCAGTCATTTTATCTCTTATGCCTAACTCTGTTGGATCAACAAGAGCATTGCCCATTGCTACAACAGCTTTTGGAGCAACACGAGCCATATACTCTTTTGTTGCATCCGCTATTTCATCTTTTAGTCCTCGTATAACGTCACTGGTGGCTGTGGTATCTGCATATCCTGCCATCTTCTTTGCAGTAACAACATCCCCTCCTGCTCCATCAAACAGAACAGCCATAAACTTTTGTTGTTTTTCATTTAGAACTTTTGCCATCTTTATCTTTCTTCTCTTGATCGTCTATTATTTTGTTTACCCATTCTCCATTATCACCAGAGTTCTCACAAAAGATACAGTGAGTGTGTCTATGTTGATGTCCACATACTTCGCAAGTCACTAACTTTGCCCCTGCGATGCTGTAAGGACCATGCCTATATTCTGGCATCCAAGTTACTTATGTCTTGTTCTTCCACAAATCTGAGAACATTCTCTTCAGGTACACACATAACTCTTTGAATAGGTCTTTGTCCATATTGATTTGCTAGTGCCTTTATAATAGGAATCGGATTGTCTCGTACAAAGTCTCGACACTCCATTGAACTGTGGAAGTGACCGTGTTCTTTCGGTTTCTCAAATATGTATACATCTTGCGTCCCATCCGAATGGACTCCCAACATAATAGCTACTATGAACCAAGTTTCTAACATCAGGTTACTTTTCTGTGTGCTCTTGTTTTTTTAGCAATATTTTTAGGTTGCTTAACAAACTGTTTCCCTGCTGCTTTGCCTTTTCTTTTAGCTGCCGTTGTGGCTGCGTATTCTTGAGGTGATAGGGATTTGATTGCAGACGATGGAAGATAGCGTTCTCCTGTCTTTCCACTTGGCTTACCACTCTTAGTTCTCCATTTTTGTTTTGTCCATGATTTAAGACTACGTTGACTTTTTGCGAGTGCCATGCTTTGCCTTTAATTGTTGCTTCGCCCTCTTAGCTATTCCTGCCTGTTGGGGCTTGCCTCCGTATTTACTTCTTTGCTCCATCACTGTAAGTATCTGTATCTTACGAGCATAGGGCTTCTTTATCTTCTTTACTTTTCTAGCCGTAGCCTTTGCGTCAGCAGGAGTCGCATACTTTATACGGACAGTATCTTTTGGATTTTCATCTGTATAAAGTCTGCGTCCTGAACCTTTTGGCTTCTTGCCTGTACCTAGCCTTGGGTCTTTAGCGATAGCCACCACCCTTGGCTTTGTACTGCTTGGCTAACATCTGCGCCTTTCTAGCACTCCACTGTCCGGGATTACCTCCCTTGCCTCCTGCCTTTATGCTATTGAATAAACTCTTTCGCATAGTAGGCTTGGTGTAGTTACCTGCTTTATTGACCGTGCTACCCCCTTTGGCAAAGCCTGATAGAGATGATAATGATTTAGCCTGTCCTGCGTGTAACTTAGAAGCCTTCTTCAGCCCCTTAATTACCTTTTTGACTTTGGCTTTGTTTTGTGTAGTAGCCATAACTAGCCCTTCATTATCTTATAGCCTCTAGCTTTTGCTGCGGCTCTAAGTTGAGGAACGGTCATACCGCCTGATGCGTAGCCCTTCTTCTTCATACCGCCTTTAGCCATGCCTTTCTTTTTCATCATGCCACCCTTATTCATTTTGCCTTTTCCGTCCATAGCAAACGCAGGAATCATTTTACCTGTCTTAGGGTCTTTAGCCATTGGTAACTTAGCACCACCCTTAGCGTATCCTTTTTTCTTCATGCCACCTCGTGCCATGCCCTTTTTCTTCATCATTGGTTTTTTCTTCATCGCCATCTTACTTCTCCTTTTTAGCGTATAAGTTATCGAATACTCTCTGGGTGTCCCATACGTATTCTGTCTCTTGTTTTGAATGGAACACCCTTTGGCTAGGCATAAAGTCTGGTGCTCCGTTCCCTGTCTCAAACCATGCAGGGTGTGTTACTCGTACTCTATTATTAGGCAACGCTACTATGTTACCTGTATAATCTCCTGCTTCCATCAACTCTAACACATGACTTTGCTTGTGTTGAGCAGGGTCGTCAGCTATCTCACTGTCTGTATAGTCTACAGTGAAATAATACTTCGCAGGGTAGAACTCTCCATCTATCTTGGCTATCCAAGGAGCAGGAGTAGCTCTATTCAAAACGTAGACCGAATGCTCGTGAGACATACAGTCCCAAGGCTGTGCTACGTATGGTGGTAACTCTTTTGCCCATTTCTCGTAAGGTGTGTCACCAACCAATGCTGTAATGGGCATTCTCGCCCACATTGCTCCACCGTGTACATTTTCTTCTTCTGTATCGTCTGTCTCACATCCTGTAAATATTACTTGAAAGCTGAGACTTCGGTTCGGCATACTCGTCACGGCTATTACCATTGCATGAAGAAATTCTCCATGATACTGCGTAAAGTTGCAGGTGTATTCTCGTCTTACCCATGCCTTAAAGTATGGGATGTTGCTCTGTAGAAATGCCACTTAAACCTCGTTTATTACCAACTATTACTGTTTCCTGCGTGTTGTTCTTATCAAACAGATACCAACTGCAGTTGTCTTTTCCTGTCATCTTGCTATTAGGTATCCACTTTAGTCTGCCAACACTTACAATCTTCTTTAATCTACTTTGATAAGGTTGACTCTGCTTTGTGTGTATCCAATCTGCATCAAACAGTAACCACGTTGGAGCTAGATCACTTAGGTGTTCTATGATCTGATGTAGTAATTTTCGCTCCCAAGGTGGGTTGGTAATATAATACTCTGGTTTTGAAAAAATGTCAAGTACATTTCTCTTTTCTACACTACTATCTTGCGGTTCTATGTCACTTTGTACCCAACAATCGCCATCTTTATACTTCATTAGGAACATTACAAGTTGACCATTACCTGCACACGGCTCTATAAACGTAAATTTTTCTTCCAAGTGGGGTAGAAGTGGTAATATTCCCTCTTCTGGTGTTGGGTAGAAGTCCCTATCCCTTCTTTGGAACTCGCTTCTTTTTCCCATTTGGCTTTTTCTTCTGTACTGCTACTACTGTTAAACTCATTATGGGTACTGCGGTCACTTTTTTCTTCTTTTTTGTCATTTCTTTGCCCTGTTTACCCTTTTACTTACTACTCTTAGGTTAGAACGGCTATTATTTCGTGGGTTTTTGTCTATATGGTCTATATCTTTGCCATCACCCTTGCGAACTGCTCCTGTTTTTAGCATTCTGCGTCTAACTTTGTTGCGAGAAGCCCTATTCTTCTTTTCATTGGGCTTTGCACCGCTAAGTGCGTACTCTCTTTTGTAGTTTCTAACCACTTAATTACTTCTTGCCTTTTAAGTTATTGACTACTTTTACAGGGTTCATGTAATTTTTAGTTACACTTCCTCCTCTGCTATAAGTTTTTTTAGGCTTAGGCTTAGGTAAATCAGGTCTTTTCATCATTTCAAATATTTTGAATGTAGGATCATCCCCTGCGTCTGCTCCACCTTTACCTCTCAATGGGTTTAGTCTAGCATCTGGTTTGGCAGGACCTCCCTTATATTTGTCCTTTGCTTCTTTTACTCTTTCTTGCATGTCACCTTTCATGTCACCAAATCTAGGTGTTCTAGCGTCTAGCCTTTCTATAGTTGCTGCCCCTACTCCTGCTTTAGTTGCTTTAGAAAAAGCTTTATCTAGTTTTTTCTCTAACCTGTCAACAGTAGCATCAGCACCTGACTTGATTGCCTGACCAATCTGTTTATTTAAACTGTTTATTTCCTTTATAATGGTTGTTTTCTCACTCATCGTTCTTTTCCTCTTAGTTTAATTCAAAGTGAGGACCATCAATAAAGGGTCTTCTACCTTGGCTTCGTCTTACGTCTATGTAGTGGTTCATTGCATCTTCCATTGGACGCTCCCATTCAGCAATATTGTCTATATTCCATGCAGCTCCCCAACGAATTTTTGCACCAGTAATCTTAGCCGCAGCTTTCATAGCGTCTGCAATGTCATCATACACTGTAAGTTCCCACGATGGATTTTTACCGTCATAAGCCATAAGGTCCACAGCATGTCCAGTGTCATCGTCTTGCAGAAGGTGTTTGGAGTTCATTGTCTGCGAGCGTTTTGCTTCATACAAACGCTTTTGCTCATCGAATGTACGAACTCCATATATCACTCCGAAGTCCACTTTCGTTAGTTTAATGGCTTCTTTAACTGTATCTTGAAGTAGTTCATTTACTCCTGCTAATTTCTTAAAACTCTTTTGTGATAGGTTAAAACCCATGTTTACGCTCTCCAATCTATAGATCTATGGTACTTCACAGCACCTAACATATCAAACATCTGATTCTTATATAATGTTTGCATTAATAACATATATAACAAAGCTCTCATTGCTTCCTGAAACCTTTGCTGTAAATCGAGTTGATACTTTTGTGTTACAACCCTATGGGTATTATAACTCGTATCAGGTGTGATTGTCAAGTTATTTATTATATTATTAGTCGTATTATACGAATTAGTGTTGTTATACGAGTGCGTTGCTTGTATTGTACTCATAAGAATGTATACACTACAAAGCAGCTAAACACAAACATAAAGCAGTGAGTTATTAATGCTTGTCTATTCATTTCTTCTTCTTATTAAAGAATTTACCTGCAGACCTTGTAGCAAAGCTTGCACTTACGATAGCTCCTAACGCAATCTGATACCACTGCGGCATACCTGCCAGAGCTTCAAATCCATCTGCTACTACACCCCTACCCCACGATCCACAGAAGCTCAAGATAAGAGGAATACTGAATAGCAAAGTTAGCCATTCGTCCTTCCACGAGCTTTGGGATGCCCTCATAGCAGCTAAGTCCCAATCTATCTCACCTGTAGCTTCTTTCATCTTAATAGTAGCTTCAGCCTTTTGTATGGCTGTCTTACCATCAATGTAGGAAGATGCTAAACTTGTTACTGAACTAAGTAGTGTACCTATCATTATTAAGAGCCTTTTACCCATTTCTTAGACGGAGACTTTGTTTTGCTTGGACTCCATTTTACTTTATCTGCCCAGTATGCTGCAGACATTTTACCCTTTGCTATGTTTTTAGCATGTCTGGATTTAAATGCTTTTCTCTGCCCTACTGTCTGGTTGGTCTTTACTCCTGCTTGACCAAACTTTATCTTTCTTACTTTGTCACCAACCTTAGCTAATACAACGTGGGACTTACCACTAGAGTCATTGACTAGACGTTTTGGTTTGTTATAACCAGAAACACCTGCTCGTTTTATTCTTGGGTCTGCAACCACTATACGCAGTCGCAGTCATCATGGCACTTCTTGTTCCACAACGCACACCATAGTCTTTTAAAGTATTTTCTCATCGTTCTTCCCTCTCCATTCTTGTTGGCTCTGACTTCTCCGCATTCATCCATATGGCGAAACTGCCTGTCATCGCTCCTGTAATCACTGATATAAGCCCTGCCTGTTGTGTCGTCAACTCTGGCTGACTCAAAGCCCATTCGATACAGCGTATATAAACTCCTGTCATCGTCAGCATCATTAGTCGTGGGAGTATTCTCCATCTATCTAGCATCTCTGGTGTCATATGAGCAGTAGCCTCTTGGTCTTTCAGGGTCTAAAACGTCATGCTTGTCGAGGTGTCCCTCTAAAAACAAGGCACGTTCTACGTGGTCTAGGGAGTAAAGGTTTCCAGTCTTTGCATAGATGGCTTGACGGATATAGAAGACATCTGATTTAGGAATATGAAGTCTTTGAGCCTTGTTTGGGTTATTTTCACTGATAGCTTCGTAGAACTCTTCGAGAACATTATCAGATGAATATAGTTTTACTTTATTTTTACTCATTGTCAATAGTTAATTTAGGTAGGAAGGGAATATTATTATTATATATGGGGGAGTCTTAACATATTGTTATAACTATTATTATGTATATATTATATATGTTATAACTAGGTGTTTCAACTAAGAAGTCTTAACTTAGTTATACCATGTTTTTCACCTCCTGTCAAGTCAAAAAAACCACTTCTGTGTATTTGTACATATATACTAACTGGATATGGGGGGGTGTCCCACGCACTATCACGCCCCGGAAAAAAGGGTGGGCAAAAATTACCAGAAAATGCGTGTGTATATTTTGGGAATAGTATTTTTAAAAAGCGGTAGGAATATAGGTATAAATTATTGATTTATCTACCTTTATAAACTGATTAGTTATTAGTTGAGTCTGAAATATAACCATAAAAAGCGGTATCGTACCGACTCCAATGCAGACTCTAAAAATATCTACAAAGGGACACTAGCGACTCCAAATATATCTATTAAAAATAAATAGTCTTCATGCAGTCGAAATAAATAGTCTTCATGCAGTCGAAATAAATAGTCTTCATGCAGTCGAAATAAATAGTCTTCATGCAGTCGAAATAAATAGTCTTCATGCAGTCGAAATAAATAATTTATAAAAAACTAGACTTTATTGTTAATTTTTGAGAGAATGGTTGAAACAAACCAGATTCTCCTATTTTTGGCGAATCACTAAATATAAGGAAACGTAAAAATGAATATAACAACTACACAAATAAACACCGCAATTTCTACCGCTACTATTAACGGAAATTTCAATTCAGATCTTATTGAGAATGTAAAACTTAAAAAATTAGCTATTCAAGAATACATAAACCGCATTGCGGAATCTGGTGAGTCTTCTGTTTTAAATGATTATCAAAAACCTATTGAATCCCAAACTGCGACTCCGCTTGACTCTTCTACTGTTATTATTGGAGGTAAAACCGCTTTGATTATTGAGAAAAGTCAAGATTACATTTTAGCAAAATTTGATAGTCCTACTTTTTCCGATAAGGCATATTTTACAATATCATATGTTGAGGGGAAATATATAGATGAAGAAAACAAAGGTATATCATTTTTTAGCGGTCATTACGATCTTGACCTAACAACCGCTATTAATGATTTTAATAAAAGAATTGGTAAGTAAAGATTATTCGAGTTTAACAAAAACCGCATATAAACCATATTGGAGGTAAACATGCAAAATTTAGACATAAACGCAATTCACAATAAAGAAGTTAAAAATCTTATTGAAGTAAGAAATAATACTTCAGATTTGGCAAAATTCATTTTTGATTTTTTAGAATTAAAAGGCATTGAACCATACAGAGTCCGCATTAATGACAAGACTCAAGAAGACTCTATTTACCTAACTTCTGGCGGTAAATCAAAGGAGGGATTTCTAGTTGTAAGAATTGGAAACCGAGTCAATTACTACGCAAACTATTCCAGAAATGGCGGTACTAGAACTTATGATTATCTAGTACAGAAACAGCGCAAGTTGACGAATGGAAAGAGAATAACAACTGTTATCACTCAACAATAAATTTAAACAAGCGGAGTCTGGTGCAATGCTAGACTCCGCCAATAATAAAAAATGAGGAAACAAAAATGTTAAATAAAAATATTTGTAAAACTTGTTATTCTTACAATCCAAGAATTAAGTTTATAACAGACTCAAGAAAAGTTTGTTTTTATAATGATGAATATAATATTGATTGTATGGTTGATTATAAAAAATATGATTATCACGATATGACCAATAACAAAATAAAAGCTTATTGTTTAGACACTCAACAAAACATTATTATTAATGGCAGTTTGTTCAATGTCTCTGAAACTTGGAGGATTCAAAAATGATTATTGAAACAATAAAATGTATTATCTTTGTAGTTATACCTACTAGCATATTACTTTTAATACCAGAACAACCGCTATTAATTGGAGTTTAAACAATGGAATATTTTTTTAATAACTTAGATTCTTATCTTTTAATTTATGCAACCATAATTACAGTAATGATTTTATTTATGATTATATTTGTGATTGTTGATTATATTAAATTAATGACTCCATTTTGGGAAATAGAAAAAAGATATAAAAAAGAATTAGAACAACTTAGAAAAACAAGGAGTCTATAATGCCTTTAGATAATACAACATTAAATAATTTCTATATAAAACATAATGTAAATTTAGATTTTTATGAATGGTTAGAAAAAAAAGGTAGAAAGATATTTGAGAAAATCGGATTCTTAAAGGTTCATATTTCAAAAGGTTCTGGCAAGCTATTAGATATAGATTCTATCTCAACTAATACTTTAACGAATGAATTTTGTAAAAAACAACATACCAAACAAACTGATACAATCTGTAAAAATTGTTATTCATTCGCTTTGTTGTTAGGTATGCGCAAAAATATGCAAGAATGTTTAGAAAGAAATTCGCAACTATTAAGCGAGTCATTACTACCAGAGTCAGTATTACCATTAATAATGCAAAAATATTTAAGAATTGCGAGTCATGGTGAAAATATAAATATGACACACGTCATGAATATTTTTAATATTATACACAAGAATCCTACAACAATATTTGCTTATTGGACAAAAAGAACCGATTTAATAAATGAATATTTTAGACATTTTGAAAAACCTAGTAATGTAATTATGGTTTATTCGAATCCTAAAAAGAATCATATATTGAAAAAGATTCCGAAAAACTTTAACAAGGTTTTTAATAACGTACATAAAGACAAGTTTATTGAACAACAAAACTGTACAGGTCAAAAATGTAGAGATTGTTTAGCTTGTTATAATTTTAATACAGAGAATATTATAGTTGAAAAGGTCAAAAATTATTAAGAGTCGTTTCCTCCAAACTAGGCGAGTCGATAACCACCAAGACTCGCCACTTTTTTTCTTCTGAAAAAATTTGAGAGGTTTACTATCATCATGGATAGGGTAGGGTGCGACTTGGAAAGTTTGATAAAAACAAAAATTATGGCAAATTACTATCATAAGATAGGGTAGGGTAGGGTTCGAGAAATAAAACTTGACCGAATCATTTAAAGTAGAGTAAAACTAATTATAGATAATTTATTATAGGAGCAAAACAAATGCTAGACAGACCAGAAATAAAAAACATGAGAAAAGAACTTGAACAACTACTAAACAAGTATAGTTCTGAAATAACCAAGTATGACATAGAATTGATGCAGGGTGGTTCATTCACAGAAACAGAAATGACCTTTAAGTTAGCTATGCGGTTAAAGGGTGGTGAAAGTCAATTACAAGTTGACCTAATACGTTTCTCGGCTCTTGACAATGTAGACACCACCAAGATTGCAGACATACGAGGTACTAAATATAGTCTTGTAGGGTATAAAAGATCAGCTAGAGTTAGACCATACATTGCACAAAATTTACAAGACAACAAACATTATGTATTTACCGAAGAACAAGCTAAAGAGCATTTTGGCAAGGGAGAGGTAGCATAATGGAATGGAAATATATAGTTTGGGTAGGTGGTGTAGATGATTATTACACTACCTATGAGAGGGCAAAAGAGCATTATGACGAATGGATTGAACAAGGTTATGATGACGTAATTTTAGAGGAGATAACACAATGAGAGCAATACTTATAGACCCAAAGCATAAACAGATAATGCAAATAGACTACAATGGAGATTATAAGACTATCTATGAGCACCTAAGTTTTACCAATTCGCTTGGCAATTCACATAAAATACGAGCCTTTGACATTGTGCGAATACCTGTAGGTAATGATGGCATATATGTAGATGACGAGGGATTGTATGCACCAAATGAGGACAAGCATTGGTTTACCTACCGCTACAATGCCCATGAGATGCACCAGAATATACCGCTAGTAAACAGAGGTTTAATTATTGGTTGTGATGATAATGGAGATAGTGTAGACTGTGATTCGACAGTTGATTCGATTAAATCGCAGATAACATGGGGATTAGTGAGATGAATAGATTTATTATAGATTATGATGTCGTCAGCATTGCACAATCATTATGTGACCAACATATTGTAAAGATGCCATTGGAAGAATCGCAGATGTTATGTACTGCTTTATGGCATCACGCACCAGACTACGCAGAGGAGAATAATCTATATAAACCTGTTCATCAAAAACACCCTTGTACACTATGGGCTATGCACAGTAGAGATAACTATGAGTTTGCTTGGAATTTATACTTTGCCATGTGTCAAGAGTATAGATTAAGATATAATAGATTTCATGGTTGTGGTAAGCATGAAGATGCACTAAGACCAAGTAGAGTAAAACATTTTTTACCAGATTTGGGATTAACAAAACACCCACAATGCTTTAGCGGACATGATGATCTAAAGACAGATGAATTTATGCCAGTAAATGCCTATCGTAAGTTTTATTATGTAGACAAAATGCGATTCGCTAGGTATAACAAATGTAGACATATGCCACATTGGTTAAATGAAATGAGGGTTGATTATGCCTAAAACATATTATAAAAAAGTAAAGACTCCAAAGCCTAGAAATCCAGAGTTTATTCGTAAGAGTACACAAATCATAGAGGACAAGCGACACAAGGAGCAACAACGTAGACACGAGAAGAGAGAGCTTGACCTAAAGAGGTGGAGAGCAGAATATGAAAAATCAAAAGGAGTTAAAGATAATGAGTAAAACAATAGCAAGTGCTGAACACACAGAAAAGGTAAACGATTTAACTATAAGTGATATACTTCAGATGAATAACGAAAACATAATACCTACTGACATTGTAGATAAATTGTATTATCATTTGTTGGATAGCAACAAAGTAAGAGAGGAGTTGAAAGATGAATAAGGAAGATAAAATAAAATTTATAATTGAGTGTGAAAAGAACGCAGTTCCACCAAATAGTTGGGAATGGATTCAATTAGCAGATGACAAAACTATTAATGAGTTATACGATTATTGGACACAAGAACTGTAGAGGAGTTGAAAGAATGACATATATACTAGCACAGTTAAACTTTGTAAAAGTAGATGACGAGGGTAATGAAGAAACAGATAGCAAGGGTAACGTAATAACTTATGTTCCAAAAGGTAGGTGGAAAGAGTTAGAATACCTTTGTGAAGATAGAAATGATGATGACTTTGAAGTGGAGAAAACAGATGAAAGCTAGAGAATTAATAGAAAAGATTATGAAGTTAGATGACCTTAATACAGAGATAGATTTTAGGAAGTTTTTTAGTGATGGAGAAGATAAAGATTTACTTTTAGATTTCTGTCATATATTCTATCCAGATGCAGAGGATAAAGATAACGATAGATTTATAATAGGTTTCAAGGAGAGAACAGATGTATAAAACAGTAGCAAGTTTCTTTGATGGGTTTTCTGGTACAATGCTTTCACTAGACAAGCTAGGTATCACACCAGAAGAATACCATGCCTTTGAAATTGACCCTTATTCAAGTGCAGTTAGTCGCTACAACTATCCTAACATTATTCGTCATGGTGATGCACGAAATTGGGAAGTGTTAAAGGGTAAGAAGATTGACCTCTTGGTTGCAGGATTTCCATGCCAAAGCTACTCAGTTGCAGGGTTGCAGAAGTTTCAACAAGACCCAAGAGATATGTCAAAGGTATTACTTGATGCTCTCAAAGGTTTAGACGTAGATAAGGTTCTTATTGAAAATGTTGCATCTATGCCAAGGGTTTGGAAAGATTATTTTACTGAGATGTTTCAACGTATATTTCCAGACGTACTATGCCACGAGGTAAACAGTTCAGTAGTGTCTGCTCAATCTCGTAAGCGATTATATTGGACAAACATTGACTTTGACTTAATGTCAGATAAGGGAATAGTAATGAATGATATCCTTGAAGATGGTGCAATCGCAGACAGAGATAAATCCTATTGCCTAGATGCTAATTACTTCAAGGGCGGTAGCATGAAGATGTACTACGAGAAAGCTAGGAGACAGATAGTATATGATGATAAAGGTAAGGTTGGTTGTAAACAAGTAGGTGAGGCAGACATCAAAGGCTATGACATTATTCGCAGAGTTTATAGCAGATATGGTAAAGCACCATCACTTACAACCATGCAAGGAGGTCACAGAGAACCAAAGGTTGAGTGTCGTAATTGGGAGAATATAAATCCAGAGGAGTTTTTCTGGAGAGCATTAACACCTCTTGAATGTGAGAGGTTGCAAACTGTTCCAGATGGGTACACTCAATATGGTGACATGGGTGGCGAGCAGTTTGATAAAGATGGTAACTTTATTCGTTACACAACAAAGCCAATTAGTAATTCACAGAGATATAAGATGCTTGGTAATGGTTTCACAGTTGATGTTATATCTCACATATTAAAAGGAGTAGAGGAATGAAGATAACTATTGAACCAAAAGACAGAGTAGACTTACTAAAATATGTTAACGTATTGAGAGAGTTTAACTGTAACACATCAGAGAAAATACCTATCTACTATGAACACATTTGTGAGATAGAGACTCTTATGTATAGACTAGCAAACCTACTACAGTTTGAACAACCTCACAAGGGTGGGTGGTACAGTGACTACCAATTAAAAGAACATTTACCAAAGGAGAAACAAGAATGACTAAAGTATACGCAGTGATGTTTGAACCCTTTGAGATTGATGGGTTAGAGTACGTCAAAGAGGGGGGAAAAACTTGGACAGAGCATAGTCCTATTAAGACATTTAACACTATGGAACAGGCACAGATAGAGGCTAGTAAGTGGAACACAGGTCAAGTGGTTCTCTATGAAGAACACGAACCAGATTTTATAATGGAGTAATGATATGAATGAGGGACAAAGTTTATTTCTAATGATGGCTATACTTATAGTTGGAACATTATTACTCAATGCGTGTTCTGGTTTCTTTATGAGGATATCGTGATGGGCGATTTAGAGGACATTGAAACAATACTAGACGACTACTTTGATGAAATGGTTGATGATTCTGAATTGGATAAAATCAAATCATTACCTACAAAGATTAAAAAGGAGTTAGAGGAATGATATTAGAAACCGCACTTATGTGTATGGCAGTCAATATTTACCACGAGGCTAACAACCAATCTATGTTAGGACAGATAGCAGTTGGTCAAGTAGTGATGAATAGAGTAGAGGACAAGCGATTTCCTAGTACAGTTTGTGAAGTAGTAAAACAAGCGGTGACGTACAAGGGTACAAACAAACCAGTTTTACACAAATGCCAATTTTCATGGTATTGTGATGGTGCAAAAGATGATGTGAACAAGAATAGCAAATCGTGGTCAAAAGCATTAGAGTATGCCTCTATTGTTCTAAGCGGTAGAATTGTTCTGGACATTACAGATGGTGCTACACATTATCACGCAACGTATGTAAGACCTGCGTGGAGAAAAACTAAGACTCGCACAACAAGAATTGACCGCCACATATTTTATAGGTGGGAGAAGTGAGAAACAAGGGATTCTGGTTATTCATTGGTCTGGTTACATTATGTTATTTACTAGACTTAATATTTAATACTTTACTTTAAGGAGAAGTTATGAAATTATTTAAATTATTTGTTCTTGATTTATTAGCAGTAATATTTATGGTATGGGTATGTATTCATGTATTTTAAATATAGAAAATATCTTTTAAGATTATTAATCCAAGTGAGTTGCCTCCTAAATGTTATGTTGGGAGGTAAACTCAACCAATCCTTTTCCGCAAGGAACTATGGTTGGCAAATTAGTAGTAAACGCAATGTTGTTAGAACTATTGACTTTGTTTTTGGTAAAACACATTGCCAGAAAGCGTGGGAGAAATGGGTATCAAACCAAAAGAAATAAAAACAATAGGACAAATGGTGGAATATTACCTCCATAGCCCTCAATTTTTGGCTCTCAGACCTCGTTCACAGAAGGATTACGAGTATGTGCTCAACAGAGCCTTACAGACCCCTGTTAGCGTTTCTAAAGCGTTTGAGAGCATACGGATAGCAAAGGTATCGGTGAGTGATTGTAAGATTGTTTATCAGTCTTGGCTACAAAAGGGTAAACGTATGGCAAACAACACCGCTACTGTCTTGTCTGTGGTGTTTAACATGGCAGAGGAGCTTGAACTTCTGGCAAGTAACCCTATGAGGCGAGTAAAAAAGGCAAAACAAGAGGTGCGGAGGGTAATGTGGTCACGAGATCAAGTAAAATTATTCCTTGACACCGCATATAGTCAGTACAAGTGGCGAAGTATTGGGTTAATTGTCCACATGGCATACGAATTTGCTCAAAGAGTAGGCGATATGCGACTACTTGAGTGGAAATGTATTGATTTTGACACAAAAAGACTTGACTTGGTGCAGTCAAAACGTAGGGCAGAGGTGCATATACCTATTAATGCTAGTCTATTGGCTATGTTGCTAGAACAACACAACGATTTTGGGTTTCAAGAGTACGTTGTTCCAAATGTTAGACCTATAAATGGTAGCTACAGACCCTACAATGAGTTTGAGGTGTCCATTTTAGTCAATGAAGTCAAGACAGAGGCAGGTTTACCTAAAGAATTAACTGCTATGGACATGAGAAGAACCGCTATTACGGAAATGGTGGAGGCAGGAGTAGATACTACGCAGATTATGGCGGTATCTGGTCACAATTCGCCTCAATCAATGCGACCATACATCAAACATACGTTTAAATCAGCAAATAATGCACTTGCAAGGAGGGATTCATACAAAAATGAAGTTTCTTGAGAATATAGAGTTAGCAGATGGTGAAACTTTGACAATGAATTGTCCAGTTTGTAAGGGCATCAAGAAGTTTACTATCACTAAGGTGGATAGGGTGCTACTTTACAACTGCTATCGTAATAGTTGCACAGTAAAAGGAGCAAAGAAAGTGGATAGAACGGCAGACGACATAAAACGTAAGATGAATGGACACTCAATAAAGTCTGAGCCTCTTGAATTTAAGATACCAGAGTATTTCTCTAGGGATTTAGACGAATGTGATGACTTTATTATGAAATGGAACTTGTCAAGTGTAGATTTGTATCATGATGTAAAAAATAATAGGGTCGTGTTTCCTATTAAGAAAAAGGGTAGGGTCGTAGATGCCATAGGAAGAGCTTTAGACAAAAATGTAGTACCAAAGTGGTACAAATATGGTTCTCATGCCTCTCATTATTCTCACACTGTAGAGAGGCTACCAGTTTCTACTGCGGTGCTTGTGGAAGATGTCCTCTCTGCTATAACAGTAGCTACTTACTTTCCTGTAACAGGTTTTGGCATTTTAGGTACGGCATTATTGCAGGAACACATATATCTTCTATCTAACTTTGATAGGGTCGTAGTCGCTCTTGACCCTGATGCCCTACAGAAAACGCTACAACATAGTAAAGAGTTGACAAATTATGTAAAAAGTGTTAGAGTCCTACGGCTCACGGACGATTTAAAGTATAAGAATTTAGAAGACTTTAACAAATTGAGGGAGATGTTAAATGAATAAATGTAATACTTGTGGTGAAGAACTTACAGATAAGAACTGGCTTGATTCGTGGAAAGTTGTTAATAGAAAACAATGTAAGGATTGTTCTACAAAGAATAATGTTAGTAGCAATCCGAATCGAATGTATGTAGATGGGCATTATATACCACAAAGCCATCCTCTACATCAGGCAGGGCGGTACACTAGCTTTGCAGAGCAGTTAAGAGTGGTTTCAAGTCTTCCTGATAATATTAGTAAACTTAATAAGAGTAAACGTGGTGAAGTCTATATAATACATAATCCTGCTTGGAAAAAGTGGTACAAGATAGGTATGGCGGTAGAATCAAAGAATAGGTTGAATGGCTATCAAACGTCAAGTCCCTTTAGAGATTATAGCTTACTTTATACCATCTCTGTGAAGAACAGATATAAGGGTGAAATTATGGCACATAAGGTAGCAGAAAAGATTTGTCTTGAAAGAAATAACGAATGGTTCTATACTGAGGATATAGGTAAAATTAAATATGAAATGGAAAAGAAATTATATGGGATGAGAATAAATGGTTGAACTAGCATTAATACGAAGTCTGCTTGATAAAGAGTTCTATGGCGATCATAAAGGGACACGCTGTCCTGATGAACTTTTTAGTAAGGACATTCGTAAGATAAAAAAGACAGTTGACTTTGCCATGCAGAATTATGGTAAGGACAGTATAACAGTAAGAGAGCTAGAGGGTTTATTCTTCTCTCACAATAGCACTCTTACTACTGCCTCAAAGCAGGTGTTTAAAGAACTATTCTGCAAATTAGAGCGAGAGCAGGTTATGGATAAGGAGATAGCTAAAGATGTAATGTCTAAGTTGTTTCAACAATATGTAGGAGAAAAGATTGCCAATATAGGGTTTGATTACGTAAATGGGGAAGAGGCTACACTAGAGCCATTAAGGAGAATCATTAGTGACCACCAAGACAACTTCCTTCCTAACTTTAAAATTGAGTGGGATGATATAAGTTTTGAGAGTATATTAGAACAAGCTAACCAGAAGTCTAAGTGGAAGTTTAATATACCTTCACTGGCTAGAAGACTAGAGGGTATAAGCGGTGGGCAACTCATTATAGTGGGTGCTCGTCCCAATACTGGTAAGACATCTTTTCACGCAAGTATCATTGCATCCAGAGGTGGCTTTGTCGATCAAGGAGCAAAGTGTAGGGTTCTGTGTAATGAAGAGCCTTACTATAGGGTTGCATCTCGTTATCTTTGCACCAGAGCAGAGCTTTCTCTTGCGGAGATAGGTAGTGGCAGTGCAAATCATGCTTTGGCAGTCGAGCGATACAATAAAATACGACACAATGTTAAGATTAAGGATGTTACTGGCAAGAAGATGGATTGGGTGGAGAATATGATAAAGGTAGAAAGACCTGACGTTGTTGTTCTGGATATGGGCGATAAGTTTGCTACTCGTACTGGAGAACGAATGGACTTATATCTCAAGGAGGCTGCAATTCACGCAAGAAATATTGCAAAAGAGTACGATTGTGCTATAATCTGGATGTCTCAGCTATCTGCAGAGGCAGAGGGTAAAATCAATGTTGACCAATCTATGCTAGAAGGGAGTAAGACAGGAAAGGCGGCAGAAGCGGATTTGATGCTTTTACTAAGTAAGAATCCACAGATGGAAGGGCAGGAGGACAATGACCCACAAAGGCACATTGTCATAGCAAAGAATAAGATAAACGGATGGCATGGAAAGATCCATGTTGAGTTAGATGTAGAGAGAGGTAGATATACTGCATGAAGATTATATTAGACGTAGAGAATACAACAACCAAGAGGGATGGCAAGTTACACCTTGACCCATTTGAGCCTGACAATTCGTTAACACTTGTGGGTGTTCAAGACTATTTAGAAAATGAAAGCTCTGTATTTGTGTTTGACCACAACGAAAAGGTTATAACAGATGATGATGCAGACAAAAGATTACAAAGAGTTCTTGATAATACGACACTACTAATTGGTCACAACCTACAATACGATTTACAATGGTTGTGGGGATGCGGATTTAAGTATGATGGAGAGATATTTGATACAATGTTGGGTGCTTATATACTCCAACGTGGTCAGAAGGGGTCTGTGAGCCTTGAAAACTGTGCTGAGAGGTACAATTTAGAGGTAAAGAAGTCTGATACACTCAAGGATTACTTTAGACGAGGTTTTCAGACAAATGAAATACCTCTTGACGAATTATCTGAGTATCTACGTCAGGATTTAGTCGTTACAAAGGATTTATATTGGAAATTAATGGAAGAATATGACAAGCCAGAGGGAAAGACACTTGACAAAGTGCTAGATGTTTCAAACAAGGTGTGTAAGTCCCTTGCAAAGATGTATATGAGAGGGTTTGCTATAGATAAAGACGTATTAGAAGAAGTGAAGCAGGACTTTGAAACAGAGTTGAGAGAGATAGAAGAGAGATTGCAGAGCCAAGTGAAGAGACTGATGGGCGACACACCTATCAACCTCAATTCGCCAGAACAAGTGAGTCAAGTTATATTTTCTCGCATACTCAAGAATAAAAAAGAGTGGGTACTTGCCTTTGATAATGTGCTTGACAAAGACGACTTTCGTAAAACTGTCAAGGATAACAGTTACTTAATGGTAAAAACTAAAGCAAGTATTTGCCACACATGTAAAGGCAAAGGGCGAGTACACAAGGTTAAGAAGGATGGCACACCATTTGCCAAGCCAAGCAGATGTCCAGAGTGTGACACCAGAGGGTATCTTCTAACTAAGTCAAACTTCATGGCAGGTCTTGGGTTCTTCCCCTTGTCTAAAGATTGGGTAAGTGCAAATGGCTTTTCCACAAGTAAGGGCAATCTCGACATACTTATTAATATTGCCAAGTCTAAGGCTATGACTGAGGCAGAGGTGTTTCTGACAGACTTGAAGCGTCAGAGTGCTGTGTCAAGCTATTTATCCTCTTTTGTAGAGGGTATAGGTGCATACACAAAGCAAGATGGTAAGTTACATGTGTCTCTTACTCAGCATGTTACCGCTACTGGTAGATTTAGTGGACGCAACCCAAATATGCAGAATATGCCACGAGGCGGTACATTTCCAGTAAAGAAGGTGTTTGTGTCTCGTTGGGATGGTGGTAAGATAGTGGAGGCAGACTTTGCACAGCTTGAGTTTAGGGTTGCAGCATTTTTGTCACAAGACCAAACTGCTATGGATGAAGTAGGTACAGGGTTTGACGTGCATTCTTATACCGCTAAGGTTATATCCAATGCAGGACAACCAACTTCAAGGCAAGACGCTAAGGCACACACCTTTGCCCCTCTCTATGGAGCTACAGGGTTTGGTAGGACAAAAGCTGAGGCAGAGTATTATAAACACTTTATGAAGAAATATAAAGGTATAGCAGGGTGGCATAAGCGTTTGGGGGATCAAGCGTTAAATGAGGGCATTGTTACAGTGCCATCTGGTAGACAGTATGCCTTCCCAGATGTGGAGAGAAGAGCAAGTGGTTCGCCTACACATTTTACTATGATAAAGAATTATCCTGTGCAGGGATTTGCAACTGGTGACATTGTTCCCATTGTACTTCTGGAAATAGACAAGAGACTAGAGGGTCTACAATCTTGTCTTGTCAATACGGTACACGACTCCGTAGTAATTGACGTACACCCTGCAGAAGAAACAGAGGTTATTAACCTTATAAAAAAGGTGAATTATGACCTCAATGACATTATAGATAGTTACTATGATGTAAAGATTAATGTTCCAATGGTGCTTGAAGCAAAAATAGGAAATAATTGGCTTGACACCAAGGACGTTATGTAGTATATTCAAATGATTCGTTTTAAGGAGAAACAAAGAATGGAAAATAATTTAGCAGTTATGGGTACGAAGGAAAGCTTGGCAGACATTATGGGAATGTCCAACACTCCTCCATCATCACGCTCTGCTCTTGCAGAGATTAAGCAGGTTCACCAGAACATCATGGGGACTAAGAAGGTTGATGGAGAGAACATGGAGGTTGCCGTAATCAAGGCAGGTGCGTACTCTGTTACTTTCCCTGACGAGACTGTATATTACAGTTCTACAATAACCATTAGACCTTTCATGCAAAGGTTTCAATGGGAACGGTGGGATGATAACTTCACCAGACCTGACGGTGGTTCTGGCAGAATGTTACGATCTGTAATGGGTAAGTCTCTTACAGTGGATTTAAAGGATAACTACGGAGGTTTTAACTGCGGTAGACCTTCTGGTTATGTCAAGGACTTTTCGTCCTTGCCACAAGAAACACAGGACGTTATGAGAGGTACTAAAAGGTACAAGATTATATTCGGAATGTGTACGCTCGATGATGCTAAGGACGAGAACGGTAAATCTGTTGATGTTAAAGAGTTCCCCTTCTTTATGCGTATCAAAAATCGTGATAGCTTCAAAGCTATGGCAGACATATTTGGTATGATACAACGGAAGAACCGTCTTCCTATTCAGCATAATCTAAAGTTGTCTAGTGAATTAAAGAGTATTCCTAGTGGTGCGACATACGCAGTTGTCAAAGCCTCTCTAGGGAGTGAAGTAGAGATTACCACTGATGACCAAGAAACGCTGAATAGCTTTGTTGAGTGGGTTGAATCTATGAACTCAATCACTCTTTCCAAATGGGAAGAGCATAGAAGACCAGAGGAATTGTCTCAAGCAGACGAGGACATTGTATCTTCTATCGTAGAGATTGAGGAAGAATAGATGAACCATCCTGCGGAACTGGCGATACACGAGTTTCTACAGAAAGTTTCACTTGGTAAAGCCAAGATGAATAAGGCTACCCTCCACCACATAGCCAAAGATGTAGAGAGTGCTCTAGCTCGCCAGTTCTCAGGGGAAAAGCGTAAGTTTAAGCTTCGTATGTCTAACTTGGGACGTAAGAAGTGTCAGCTTTGGTTTGAAAAGAACCGCCCTGAGAAAAGACAAGCTAATTCGCCTTATTTCTTAATTAACATGATACTAGGGGATATTGTAGAAGCGGTATTTAAGGGACTTCTACGAGCATCTAAAGTAAAGTTTGAGGACAGTAAAAAGGTAGTGTTAAAAACTAAAAAGAAAGACATAGAGGGAAGTTATGACTTAGTTCTAAACGATAAAGTAGACGATGTAAAGTCTACGTCACCTTGGTCTTACGATAATAAATTCGTGGACTTCAGCACATTAAAGAGTAAAGATAGCTTTGGCTATGTTGCACAACTCGCAGGGTATGCTAAGGCTAGAGGAGTAAAGGCAGGAGGTTGGTGGGCAGTTAATAAAGCCAACGGAAACTTCAAATATGTTGATGCAGACGATCTTGACATGGAAGAAGAATTAAAGAAGATAGACGAGACTATTGCCTACATAGAAGATGACGAGCCTTTTGAAAGATGCTACGAACCCATACAAGAAACATATTATGGCAAGTCTAGTGGTAACACAAAGCTAGGTATAGAGTGTAGTCTATGTTCTTTTAGAGATGCTTGTTGGACAGATCTTCAAGTTTTACCATCAAAAGTCTCCAGATCATCAAACCCTCCTCTAATTAATTATGTAAAGGTTGCAGATGGCGAAACTAAAGTTAAAGAGCAAGTTTGAGTATGATGTAGCAAAGTGGCTTAGATCAGTTAAACAGAAGGTTAGGTATGAAGAAATTAGAATTAAATACGCTGTCTTACGACACAGGTACTATAAGCCTGACTTTATTCTTAACAATGGTATTATTATTGAAGCGAAAGGATGGCTAAGACCGAGTGACAGAACCAAACATTTATTAATAAAAGAACAGTATCCTGACCTAGATATAAGGTTTTTATTTCAAAATGCTAACAACTTTTTAAGGAAGGGATCTAAGACACGGTATTCTGATTGGTGTGATAGACACGGCTTTTTATATGCACACCAAGAGATACCAAAACAATGGTTGACAGAACGGAAAAAAAGGATAAAACTATAGTCTCATGGAAAAACAATACATAAAAAAAGATGATTATGCTCTGGTTATATCCGTTGACACAGATGATCTTGGTAGAGCTACAGGAGAGAGTACGTTCAATTTATTATATAATGACGACAATAAGTGGGACAAAGGGACGCATGACGGTGTAATTGATATGTTGACAATTATGATGGAAGTGATTAGAATAATGGAGATTGATTCTGAGTTTAGACATATGATGTCAGGCTTCCTACAAAAGCACACACCTAAAGTGCCTAAGCTCGAAGTTGTAGAAAATAAAGATAACATTATTAGAGTAGATTGGAGTGATAAAGATGAAAGATAATGTAAACCATCCAGAACATTATACTAACGGAAGTATAGAATGTATAGAGGCAATGAAAGCTATGATGGAAGGGTCTAGTGTGTCTCCTTTCATTGGGGATCTGTGGGGTAATGTGTTTAAATATGTATGGAGATGGGATAAGAAAGGCATACCCTTAGAGCAATTACAAAAGGCTAGATTTTATTTAAACAAAATGATTAGTGAGTTAGAAAAATGAAGTTCACAGTAAATATGATAATAGAGGTAGACGAAGAAGAAAACATACTACCTATAAATTATGATGGAAAAGAACAAGATGAACAAGCATTAAAAGATTTACTAAAAGACTATTTATTTGACATTGATGGAATAGCGTTGGAAGGAGTGAAAATTAAAAAGCATGGTTAAACAAAAAATAAATATGAAAGTGTATGGAGAAGAAGTAGAGAAGTTAATTGTCACAGAAAAAAAGAATAGACTTATTGAGAATACACTAGGTCTAGTTGGTGAAGCAGGAGAAGTAGCGGAGAAGATAAAAAAAGTAGTTAGAGATAAAGAGTTCTCTAAGGAAGAAGTCGAGAAAGAGTTAGGTGATGTATTGTTCTATGTTACAGCTTTAGCTAATTATATTGGCACAGATTTACAGACAGTAGCTACAATAAACTTAGAAAAACTACATGACAGACGAGATAGAAATAAAATACATGGATCAGGGGATAATAGATGAAAAGCACACTACCAACAGACTATCAATCATTCATAGCTATATCTAGGTATGCTAGATGGCTACCTGATGAAAATAGAAGAGAAACGTGGGAAGAAACAGTAAGTAGATATATAGACTTTATATCAACAAAGGTCTTAGGTAACTTACCTTTAACGGAGCTAAAAAGAGCTATAACTGGCTTAGAAGTTATGCCAAGTATGAGAGCATTAATGACTGCAGGTCCTGCCCTTGAAAGGGATAATACAGCAGGTTACAACTGTAGTTACCTACCAGTTGATGATCCAAAGTCTTTTGACGAGGCTATGTATATACTATTGTGTGGTACAGGTGTAGGTTTCTCTGTTGAAAGACATTATGTAAGTAAGCTTCCAGACATTCCTGAAGTTATTGAAGAGGTATCTACTATCATAACTGTCCAAGACAGCAAAGAAGGATGGGCAAAAGCACTGCGTAAGCTCATAGGACACCTGTATATGGGTGAGCTACCACAGTGGGACATATCAAATGTCAGACCTGCAGGTGCTAGGCTAAAGGTATTTGGTGGTAGAGCTAGTGGTCCTGCCCCTTTGGTTGACCTCTTTAACTTCACTGTGTCTTTGTTTAAGCATAATGCAGGACGTAAGTTATCAAGCTACGACTGTCATAATCTTATGTGTAAAGTTGGGGAGGTTGTTGTCTCTGGTGGTGTAAGACGATCCGCTATGATTAGCTTATCTAATTTATCAGATGGACGTATGAGACACGCTAAGTCTGGCAAATGGTGGGAATCAGCACCACAGATGGCTCTTGCTAATAACTCAGTGTGTTATACTGACAAACCTGATGGCGAGACATTCTTACGTGAGTGGTTGTCTCTTGTGGAATCTAAGTCAGGAGAGCGTGGTATCTTCAATAGAGTGTCTTCTAAGGAACAAGCAAACAAGTATGGTAGAAGAGATCCTAACTATGACTTTGGTACTAATCCTTGCAGTGAAATTATACTTAGACCTTATCAATTTTGTAACCTTACAGAGGTTGTAATACGAGAGAAGGATAAGTTTGAAGACTTGAAAAGAAAGGTTGAGCTTGCTACTATACTTGGTACAGCACAGTCTACCTTAGTAAAGTTTCCTTACCTCCGTAAAATATGGAGAACAAATACAGAAGAAGAAAGACTTCTAGGTGTTAGCCTTACAGGGATAATGGATAACGAATTGACAAGTGGAAAGAAACATGGACTCGATAAAACACTCGAAAAGCTCCGACAAGTTGCCGTTGACACAAACAAAAAATGGGCAGAAATATTCGGAATACCGCAAAGCACCGCTATCACCTGCGTTAAACCCAGTGGGACAGTATCACAGCTTGTTGACTCAAGCTCTGGTATCCACCCTCGTCATAGCCCTTATTATGTTAGGACTGTCAGGGGTGATAATAAAGATCCTCTTGTTGAGTTTATGAAGGACAGTGGTATACCAAATGAACCAGACTTTATGAAGCCTGATGGACAGACGGTATTTAGCTTTCCTATGAAGTCACCTAAGACATCTATTATGCGAGATGATATGACAGCAATACAACAGCTAGAGACTTGGCTCATATACCAGAGGCACTGGTGTGAGCACAAACCTTCTGTAACGGTTTCTGTACGAGATGACGAGTGGATGGAAGTTGGAGCGTTTGTGTTTAAACACTTTGACGAGATGTCAGGAGTGTCCTTCTTACCACACTCCGATCACACTTATCAACAAGCACCCTATCAGGAATGCACAGAAGACGTATACAATACATTTAGCAGTAAATTCAGAAAGATAGATTGGAAATCCTTTATGAGTTATGAGAAAGAAGATACAACAAAATCTTCACAGACTTTTGCCTGTTCTGGTGATAGCTGTGAAATAGTAGATATAGGAGCATAACATGGGAACTGTAATTATATACGCAACACTCCTTTTAAATGGTATGGTTGATGTAGTTCAATATAAGGGCAATACATTCCAAACGAGTGAGGCTTGTATCACTTACTTAGAAGAATATAACGTGCATATAAACAAAACACTTAAAGAACATATAGAAAAGAAAGAGAAAGGTGCTACGGTTCTTTTTATTGGATGTTCAGAAATAGGTAAGCTTACTAATAATGAAACAACAACTTAAAGAAAGAAAAGAGACTCCTTTTAGTCAGGGATTCAGGGTCTTCAGAAAGGGAAAGCTAATTCCTAACACGAAGATGCTGATGGGTAATCCATTCTACCCACAGAGTAGGTCGTTTAAAGAATGGGAACGTGGCTTCACTGTCGCATATTATCGAAACTTGGAGAGGTTGGATGAACAGAGCGAGAAAAGAAGCAGAGAAAGCTTTCAAAAAAACGGAGGTAAAGATGGAAAGTGACGTAAGTATGGAAGAAATGGCAGATCAAATCAAAGAGTTGGAAAAACAACTGCTTGAAATGAGAAGGGTTTATCGTGAAAGAAAAATGGCAGGTCTTAAATCTGCTATGGAAGCACGTAAATCTGCAGAGGAGGCTGTAAAAGAAGAGCTAAAGGCTCTTGGCATTGAATATAGTTACTCTAAGAAAAATCATTCTTGGACAGGTTTTGACCCTTCCATGCCTTTTCATCTTAACTATAAACTATAAACTAAAAAGGGGGAGCTTTGTCTCCCCTTTTTTTTCTACTTCGTTGTTCTCTTAATGTAGTCGTCACTACTATCCATATAAGCCTCTAATAACTCTAGTTGGTCATAGCTGAGGTTATCGTAGTCACCTTCCATGTCTATGTTCTTCATAGCCTTACGTATATCTCCATCCTTATACTTCGTATTCAAACTATAAAGTTTTTCTAACTGCCTGTCCTCTATAATTACAGAACTCTTCATGGAGTCTTTCGTATTCTTCTTCGCTAATTCTAATATTCTGTCTACCTTTTGTTTTTTCTCATTAGTTGATAAATCTTTAAATCCTTTACTTAACATCAAACTCTTAGCTCTATCTTCTAAGAAGTAAAATATTCTTTGGTTTAAAGCTGAATCAGCCTCTGGTACACCCCCAAAAAAACCAACCCTCCAATTAGATCTACCAATAGAATTAAACATTCTCTCCGTATAGCTCTGTTTACCTATCTCTCTGTAACCTACAACTTTGGTAAATTGAGAGGGTTTAGATATATCTGTTGTGGCACTCTTCTTTTCAGGTGGATTTTCAAGGGCAAGTAAATTTTGGAATATTTCATCCACATATCTAAAGCTATTATTAAGAACTTTATTGCCCTGTCTCCTGTCTACGTTTACATAATTCTCTCCCTCCATAAACCCTAAAAATTGATTTATTGGGTCAAGTGGTCTTGTTAGACCTGCACTTACAGTTGTAACAGCCTCTCCAGTTACTGCACCAACAGCATTCATAATACCCTCAATGTCTCCCATTTCAAGACCAATAGCTATATTACCTATTCCTCTTTCGTACACACCTAAACTTCTGTCTACCTGACCTAGACCAAACACATCCCAAAATACTCTTTTTAAATCTTGTGGTGTTTCCTCTCCTCTAGTCTTATGTGCGACTATTCGAGCAGTGTATTTAAACAAAGAAGCAGGAAAGTCATATTGTTTAGTTACCGTTTCTCCTCCTGAACCTTTTTCTTGATCCCAAGAGAGTCCTTGATCTATGTATTTTTCTTCTTGTCGAGATAAATAACCTACATAGCTCAACCCTATAGCTCCTTTTATGATACTTTCAACTACATCACCTTCTTGATAAGTTCGTTTACTAAACTTTTCCATTTGAGCTAAAAATTCTTCTGTTAATTCAGCGTTATAACCATTCTCCTCATTAAACTGTTTCAGCATTTTCTCTTTTATTTTTTCTTGCTTATAATAACCAACTCTATTCCATATTTTTGCAGGAGCATTTAAACCAGAGTAATCTGCAAAAAAAGCCACAGTGTTATTAAAGAATTGTCCAAATGGTAGAACCAGACCAAATAAAGGAAAACGTCTAGCTTCTTCTATAAGGTAAGCCCCTTTTGCAATGTACCCTGCTTCTTTTGACATATTACCATACTTTTTACCAAATACAGCTTTTAGAGTGTCATCAACGGCTCTGCTTTCTAGGGCTATATATTCCTTTGTAGGCATTAACTCTTCCATTCTACCAGAGTTAATGAAATCATCATAAGACATATTATACTGAGTTCGTATTCTCTTATCAATATTGTACATAAATTCTATAGATTTAGTAAGAACATCTTGAGCTTGAACACCATAAAGTGCCTGAAAGAAATTTGTGGTTTTTTCACCTGTTCTAAAAAACACATTTTCCATTGGGTCAAAGCCCAAATCTTTTATCATTTCTTTACTATCTACACCACCTGAAATATAACGCATAAGTTTATCCTGTACGTCAGGTCTAACAGCTAAGTAGTCTGTAAAATCATTGTAGGTGCTCTCAGGGTCGAGTACGTTACGAAGCTTGTCTTTCTGTAAGCTAAACAAAAGTTTAGCCTTCTGTATAGAATTTGTAGCATTTGCTGTTTTGCCCACTGCAGACTCAAAAAAAGCTTGAGGGACATAGAGGGAGGCTTTAATAAAATCTGTTATAGATTGCATTACAGTGTAGTTTGACCACCCTATTATGTTTAACGCAGACGTACCGGGGTTTGTAACTAAACTTCTAATTACATTTCTTTGCACGTAGTCTACACGCTTTCTTGTAGCTGTTAAATAGTCATCTGCCATCAAAGGTTTAAGAGCTTCCTCCATAGTTTTTGAAGCTTTAGGTGTCTCAATTTTCCCCCTAGCACCTAATGCTTTTGCAACAGGACTAAATAATCTAAGACCTCTACCTTGCAAACTGGCATAAGAGGAGAAGTAGCCAGAGAAAAATTCCATAATCTCTTCATCTTCTATTTTTGCTCCTTCAGGTATCCCCCTTTCTTTCATATACTCTTTTAAGGCTCTGTTGTAGTCAGGTAGTCTCTTTCTAACATCCGCTTTATTTAACGTGGCAAGAAATTTTCCCATGTCTCTTGGGTTCATTTGTGATACAATGTCAGCTAAAAATTTAGCAGGTTTACCCTCAAAGTTTGCCTCTAAATAATCATCTGTTATACGTACTCCATTTTCTTTAAGATTGTGAACTAACCCTTGTACACCTAGTTCATCATTTCCCCAGATAAATGTTTTAAAGAAATCATATTCTGCGTAGGAGTCTGTAGGACCTAAAAATTCTCTAACAAGTTTTCCCTGTGCTTCCTTTTCCTTCATAGTTAAGGACACACCTTTTTGTAACAAATCCCCAAGCGGTGTCAGAGTTACATCTAGATTCTTAGTAGCTTGTTCTACCCTTATCTGTTTCTCTGCCCTAAGTTTCTCATATATTTGTTTATCCTCACGGCTCAACTTTTTTGATAATACAGTATATGCAGGTGCTACTATACCTGAAAAAGCAGCTAAACCAGTTTGTATCTGGCTGTACTCCTCTTGTCTCATAGATTTTATCATACCACTTTGATACGCAAGGTCTATGCCCACAGATACCCCCATATCTGTAACTCCTGCGGTGGCTAATTCTTTACCTATTCTTTTCTTACCCTCTTGTTCAGCGAAGTCTTGCATACCCTTTTTAACAAAGTATCTCTCTGCTTCTTTTGCTGTAACCTTTTGTGCAGTTCCTCCCACAATTATCTCAGGCTTTTTTGTTGCCAACTCCAGTGCCTTTTTCTTTGTTAGTTGACTGCCTTTTTTCTCTAATAACTTTTGTGCTGTTGCTTGTATAGCTAATTTCTTTGCTGTCTGAGCCGCAGCTTTTGCTCCAAAAAAGGTTACAGCCTTACCTGCACCAATACCCACTAAGTTTGCAGGGTCAACTATTGCAGCTCTTGCATAATCTCCTACAGCATCTAACCTCTCTAGGAACGTACTTCTTTTCCCTGTAAATATATTTTCCATGTTGTCAAATAACTTGTACGCTTCACCTGCTATTTGTCTTTTGTTTTCATCCGCTTTATTTAACCAAGCCACCTCTCCTATAGTTACGACAGACTGTCCTGCTTGAAACCTACGCATTTTGTTTACAAAAGCCGTAACTATTTCTTTATCGGTAAGATCTGTCAGTTCGTCAATACCCTCTCGTTCTTCCATATATGTTTTGATGGTAGTTAAAAAGCGTTCATCTTCAAGAAGGTCACTCTGCGTTAGCTTAGGCAAATTGTCTTTTGAAATTTTAGCCTGTTCTTTTTCTTGAGACTCTTCATACAACTTGTTTTGTGATGGGTTTAATTTCTGTAAATACCTATTTGGTTTTGTGATAGGAGGTGGAGTTGTAGTGTCTGTTTGAGAGAGCCTTTCTAAATACCTGTTAGTCATTACTTTTTAGTTCCATCTGAGTTATAATATTTACCCCAAGTCCTATCCCACTTTCTAACATTTACTCTTCCCCCTCCTAGTAATACGGAAGGTCGCTTTTTATCAATTTTAGCAGGTAGACCCTGAACTTTGAAAGCTTCTACAAAATCATCTACATCACCATACTGTAACAATTCGTTTATATCTTGTTGTGTTGGCACAGGAATTTGAACTGTTGGGGGCTGTTGATTTGTTGAGACATTTTGATTATTTATTTGTTGACCAGAACCTATCTGTGATGTTCCAGTTATTTGTCCTGATGATGAAGCTACTTTTGTTACTTTTAACCCTATGCTCTCTGCTTTTTTGAGTATTTCTTCTTCGGTAAAAGCAGCAATACCTGCTTCATTATTATAAAGGTATTGTAATGCTCCTTCTAAAACGTCTTTACTTAAAGCTCCAAGTTTAGTGTTAAGGTATTTCTCCATACTATTATCTTGAAGCATTAGATCCCCTATAAATTTACCACCAAACTCAGCATTTACTCTGTTAATAGTTGCTAGATCATTGTTCTTATAACTATCTCGATCCCTTATTAAACTAGCAAATTTTTGCTCTCCATTTTGCCCATCCGCAAAGTTTAATTTTTTTCTAGCTTCAGGCTTTAACTTTTGTAATTCCTGTATCTTCAGGGTAAATTCATCATAAGCTCTGCTATTAAGGTTATCTTGTATAGCTTTTGACTCCGTAACGGATAGAGGAGTTGGGAAGTAACTATAGTCTAAACCACCTTCTGCTTGTTCAGGAGAGGTATAATCCCCTCCAAGTCCCATTGTATAGAGGTCATACATACTATAATTCTGCCCTACCATCTTCTCTTTTAGCTTTTCGTTCTCTCTCGCATCTGAGCCAAAGCCTAGAGCAGATAAGAAGAAGTTGTTTTCCATAAGTCCAGAGTCTTTTTTCTCTGCGTCTAAATTAGTATTAAGAATAGCTAATCCTGACGCTTTTCTTGCGGCTTGTTCAACAGTCATACCTTTTTCTGGTATAACTAGGTCAAGCGAACTTAAAAAACCATCTATTCTTTTTTTGGTTATTTTAGTGTTAGGAAACTTTTTGCTGAAGTTCTTTATATAGGCATCAGCTTCTGCTAACATAGTTGGATTTGTGGCTAGTCTTACAACTGCATCTATATCAGCATCATATCTATTTATTAAGGAGTTGGCTATATTTTTATACTTGTTAAAATTAGCTTGTCTTTTTAAATACTGTTGCAACCCTGCAGTTTCAGCAATTCGCTCCTTACGTATTCTTTCTTCTTTTGCTGTTTTTCTACTTTCTAAAATTTGACCTGTCAAACCAGTTAAGAATGCAGTAGCAAATGCTTGACCAAACGCCATTACTCACCTCTCCTTGCCATTAAACCCATAGGCTTTTCCTCCACCACAGCCTCTTCTTCTTCTTGTGCCTCTATAGGCTCTTCTACCCTATTCTCTTCTAAAAACTCCTGTGTTTGCTCTAATATGTCTGTTCCTGCATCAGGTGTTTCCATTTTATCAATAGCTCTTTGAAGCCTTGACACGAGAAGTTGCTTCTCTTTCTTAGCCATCTCTTCTTTCTTGTTTCGAGCTTTGAGTGTTATATTCTTTAAACCTGCTTGTCTAGCCTGTACGTGAATATACTCGACTAGGACAGGATGTACTAATAAGCTTATATCAATAGAGTGAATACCTTCCATCACACCATTTGTAAGTATTGATTTAACTAATAAATCTAATGGAAAGCCCTCGTCTAGTGCAGTAAATATGTCATCTAACACTTCATCTTTTGACATATTGTTTATATAAAATGTTAGTGCTTCTTCTGGCTTATCAATCTGTGGAGGTCTTTCCCAAGGAAAACCTTTTGGTTCTGTTGTGAGTGATTGTCCCGGAATGGGTGCATCAAATGTTACTTCTTCTACCATAATTAATCTCTTTCTGGAAAGTCTAAACCAATAGATTCTTGCATAACAGCTTTAGGTGCAGGAGCAAATGTAAACCCTGCCTCATCAAGTCTAGCTTTGTCTTCTGCATCTATAAATATTTCACCATTTTCAACATCTGGATTGTCCATGTTTAAAGCATATAATTCTAAAGCAGGTATACCTAACTCGTCAGCTATTTCTTGTAATGTTCTGCCTGAAGGGTATACAGAAACTAAATTGCTCTCTTGAAATGGTATTTCTTGTGCTAAAGACCTGAAAGCGTTGCTTACGGCTGCTGTAAACCCTTTAGTTTGTCCCAATGCCATTGTCTGAGCTTCAGGCATAGAGGCTAAAGGAGTTGTCTTTTTACCACCTAACCCTTTTGCATCTCTCGCTATGGTGTCGGTTACTTGCACTTGCTCACCTGTTTCTCTGAGCATTACACCGCCTGTGCCAATAGTAAACACATCATCTATAAAACTACTGCCGTTATACTCATCCATCTATTATGCTCCAAAAAAGTATTTAGGGTTATTAAATATACCACCAACCACAGCACTTGCAAATCCACCCAAGGCTGTACCAAATGCGTTATCACCTGACACATCCGCTTTCATGTCTGCAACAATAAGTTCTTGTCGTCTACCTGCTGCACTTTCTGCAGAAGCAAATGCGTAAGCCATTAGGTCACGCTCTTTTTGCCACAACTCGTCAAGACCTTTTTGTGTAAGGTTATTTGCCTGTAGTGCATTCTGCCTGTTAGCTTCGTTAAGGGCTGCGTTGTTTATTGTAGCTAAGTTCTGTCGCCACTGTGCGTTAGCCTGTGCTATAACAAGTTGGTTTTGAGCGTTAAACTGATCACGTTGATTGTTTATTTGCTCTTGAAACATCTCTAATGCGTTGTCTTCCTTCGCATTAAACTGGTTCATAGCGTTAGATTGAGCAGAGTTAAACTGCTGTACTTGGTTTCTAAGATTAGCAAAGAACTGATTTGTCTGGTTTTCACTCGTTGCGTTGAATTGTGATGCGGCATTTTGTGCTGAAGCGTCCGTAAACAAGCTTTGTATTACCGATTGGTTCTTAAACATATCTGCTTGTTGTGATATGTCAAGATTACGGAAGTCCATCTGTAAGAAGTTCTGTGCGTTTTGAACCGCTGCCTGTTGTCTATTACTCAAATTAGCCATATCAGCTTGTGCTATCGAAGAAGCTTGAGCCATTGTCACAGCTTGGCGGTTACTTAGGTTAGTTAAGTCTACTGTCTGAGCAAGTTGTGCATTCTCAAGAGCTACCTGCTGTTCTGCAGAAAAGTTCATATTAGCTATATCGGATATCTTGGATGCGTTTTGTACTCGTGCCTGAAACGTCTGGTCAAACTCCATACCAAGAAACTGTGCTCTCTGTTGGGCTGAAAGCATTGCACGTTGTTGTCTATTACTAAGGTTTTGTTCTTCAAATCGTGCTACAGTCTGAGCATCCTGTAAAGCTATTGGTAACGCACTTTCCATCGCAGCTTGAGTTATAGCTTGTCCTGCCATAGAACTAGCTGCCAACCCTCGTTGTGCCATGATTGCTGTAGCTTGACGCATAGCTCCTGCAGCCCAAGGTGGAGGCTCTCCTCCCTCAAACTGGGTCATAAGGTTGGTTAGTTGTCCTTGAACTGTTGCCGCAGAAGATGGTGCTCCTGTAGCTGCCTCAATACCTTCTAAGAACTGTGCGGATTGTTCTGCGTTGGCTGCCCCTGATACAAGCTCTCCTTGGTTTAATGCTCTTTTAGCAGGAGAAACAATCTGTTGTCCTGTTCCTTGGGATGCTTGTATATCTCTTATGTTAAGGTCAGCAGTTGCCTGTTCTTGTGCCTGTGTAACAGCATTTTGAGATATAGTGCCAAAGCGTTCTTGAGGGGCGAAAGCTTGTACGTCTTGTGCGGTTGTTGTTACACCTGCTTGTGTCGAAACCATTGGTGTTGGAGCGTCAGCAGTAGTTGTTTGTGCCTGTGTACCCTCTGCTGTCACAGTGCCTGTAAGTTGCCCTGTTCTTGGGTCTATAGTTTGACCTGTAGTTGCTGTTAATTGATCTACAGGTTGTCTTGTAATTATGTCTGCAGGTGCTGAAACAGTAGACCCCACCGCTTCCGCAGCAGTAGGTATAGCAGATGATTGAAATGCCTGAGAAGCATTGGCTACGGCAGCCTCTGCTCGTGTTATCTGAGGCATAGCCTGATTAATTTGCTCTATTATCTTGTTTCTAGCATCTTCATTTTCTATGGGTGTGTTAGCTAGTTGTTGCTGTAGTGCAGATACTTTACTCTGCTCTGTTGATAGCTGTTCTTGAGCTAGATTTAGCTTTGACTTAACCTCTGCTACTATCGGTTGTATAGTAGTAGGTGGTGTCGGTAGTGGATCTCTTCTTTCCATTTGCTGTGCTTGTTGCAAAGCCCTTCTTCTTTCCATTTCCTGTGCTTGTTGCAAAGCCTTTTTTATCTTTTCACTACCGATTGTAAAGTTTTGCTGTAATATAGCCTCTTCTGCAGGAGATCTCTTAACTGGAGTAACTCGTACTATTCTATCTTTTCCTAGTTCTCTATCACGAGTTTCTACACGTCCACCCTCCTGATATCCTTGCAACGGATCAGCAGTGGTAGGATAAACCATTGTTGGTCTACCACGAGTTTCAATCACGTTGTCAAGGTAGCGTTGTATCTCAGGGGTTTGAGGCTGATTACTTGCAGATCTCTTAACTGCAGCATCAAATAGTTTTTGAGACTTATCGTCAAAGCCTCCTACAGAGCCACCATACTGAAACCCTTGTCCTTGGTAAAAAGTATTAGCCTGAGATTGCATCAGCATCTGTTCAGCCTTGTCTGCCATTGCACCAAGGTATTCTGCAGCCTCACGAGTGTTTGCTCTTAGTCCTTTTCCTTCAAGAAGTTTACTTATCTGCTGTGGTGTAAATCCTGCAAACCGCCTCATGTTTGTCTTCTTCTCAACGGTTGGTATATTCTGTTCTTCTCTCATTTAAGATCCCTACTTAATACTCTGTCTAGCTTATCTTCTAATCTGTGTAGTGCTTCCATCACCCCATGCATCTCATGTTTTACTTCTGCCCTTGATGCGTACTCCTCTCTTGTTTTATTAAGAAGTATGTCTATTCTTTTTAACTCTAGCATGACATTACGAAATGTCCATATCGCAGGAGCTATCACAAGGGTTAGAATTAAATTCCAAAACATTACTGGGTCAATTTCCATTTACTTAAAACTCTTATTCATTGAGTCAAGAACACTATCTATGTTAGGCTCTTGACCATCTGGGTTATATTTACAACGGTACTCAGTCGGACATTGACCTTCTACTACAAGTGTATATGTATCGTTTGCTCCTTTGTACAGACATATCTGTTGTCCATTTTTAGCTTGTACTCTTTTGTATCTACGGCATGTTATATACTTAGGGTCTTCCCTCATGCCTAGTCTTTTCTCTTGCTCCCAAGTCCAGTCGCTGAACTTCTTGAGGAAGCAGGTAAAGCATTGTTTGATGTTCTCTGATTGTGCTAGGTGTATTGTACCATATTTATCTGCACAAAGATACTCAAATGTATGCTGTCCCCCATCTTTTCTTACGCAGTTATCCGAACCAACCCCTGTCAAACCCCATAAGTGTGTATACAAAGCCACCCAAAACACCAGTACCGACAACAAGAACCACTGCCAAAGCGACATACATTATAACCTTTTCTCTGAACACTTGTTTATCATACACTTCCTTCTGTCTTCTTTTACGGATTTGCCCTTCCATCGCAAGTAGGTCATCCCAAGATTTTGAACCATGAGTGAACATTAGAAACTGTTTTAGTTCATACCTCTGTTCTTCTAACTTCTTCTTGGCAGTAAAAGCTTCAATGGCTTCTTGTTCTATACTGCCACCACCAAACATCTTGCGAACCATTGATGGGTTCTTGGCTGACTTGTGTGCGTTGTCTACATCACTGACTGCTCCCATCCATCTTGACAGGTCTTGTGACATTGCTTCTAAGTCTCGTCCTGCCTGAAACATACGCTTGATGTTTGTGAAAGCTGTGGATGCAATCCCAAGACTAGCAGATATAGTAATGGGGTCAAACATTTTAGTCTGCAGCTTCGGCTGTGTTACCTTCTGCTACCCATTTAAGGTATTCTTGATAGTCGGCGTTGTCTTCATCTAAAGGTATATGACTATGGGAAACACCATTCTTAATTTTAACTCCTGTAGTTTCACCTGTCATAAGGCTTTTTACTAATTTATAAATTGGGTCTGTTGGGTATGCCATATTATAACTCCGCTGAAAATTCTATTTTAGCACTTCCACCTGCTGATGGATGACTTCTAACTATACCTGATACTCCTGAGTTTGCTGTAGTACCTACTTCAGAAGCATTATAAGCACTATATTGTTCTGTACTCGCATTTTCCCAAGTAAAACTATTAAACCCATCTCCTGCATTTTCTCTATAGACTATATACATATTAGTTCCTGACGTAGAAGTGGCAGTAGGTGATGCTCTCATGGTGGTTGGAAATCTAAATATGGTACTCATGTATGTGGTATTATAAAACCAAGCTACACCAATCTCTTTTGTAGCACCTTCAAGAAACTTAAAGTAATACCTCTGACACTTTGCCAACGTCCTCTCAAAAGGCTCATGCTCAAACTCTGTTGCGTTCTGCCCTACTTCTAACTGAACACCTGTGATGAAGAAGGTTCTGTCTGTGCTGTCAAAGAATGAGGATATA